GTGGTCTGGGATGTAAAATAATACGACTGCGCTCCGAGGGATTTGAAATCAAAGAAATCGTTTCTTGCCTCAGGGACTTCTCATGAAGCCATATCTCGATCTCTTGCTTGACGTGCTGGCAAATGGCGAACTCCGCACCGACCGCACTGGCGTTGGGACAATCTCTCTATTCGGCACCCAGACGCGCTACGACTTGCGCGAAGGGTTCCCAGACGGCAACGAAGTGCAAATCGCTGAAATCTGTGGATGAATAAATGATCTGCAAATGCGGAAACGAGGCTCGCTACGTCGATGCACGCGGCGAGACATGCTGCGCTCTATGCCCTCTCAGAGAAGGAATAGAGTCATGGCGAATTGCCGATGTGCCCGAGATTATCGGGAGGCTCAAGCGCGAGATCAAATTTGTACGCTGGTCGCATGTTCACGACGACGGCCTAGACCTTCCCCGCAAGAGATACGAAGAACACATCGACACGTTGCCGCCCGGGAAAACATGCAACCTGTTCTCGGATGCGCTGAAAGACTTCGACCAAATGCGGGCGGAGAGAAACGAACTCAGGCTTCGATTGGATGAGGCCAATAGGAGGACTCTATGACCCAGTCGGAACGTGACCGCGCAACAATCACCGCGCTGAAGATTGCGCTTGAGCAGGCAGCCGACCTTATTCAGGAGGAGGTCGATAGGGAGGGCAATTGGAGTCCAGAGGCCGCCGCATGGCTGGCTGGCCAGATTGACCGCTACCTCGCCATGACCGCCGAAGGCTGGGATGCGCTGCCGGTTGAGATCACCGGTCCAGGCGGTGAGTCGTGATGTGGACACCTGACAAGCATGGACAGCTTATTGGACCGTTTGGGTCTTCGCTGTCCTTCCTTCGTCGGCGCTGGCAGCGAAAACATGGTGGAGTCTGGTGCCAATTCCATAGCCTGGCCCGTTACTCACCCTTTCCGCCCGAGTGGCGCTGGAAGCCACCGAGCGAGACGCGGTTCATTCTTGACAATCAGGGGCTATCTGCAGCACTCCGGAGAGGGTCTAGCGTTTGGATTGAGGTTGAGCAATGCGACCTGCCAGGAGCTCGGTCACTATGACCTTCTCAATCATCGTCGCCGCCGACCGCAATAACGGCATCGGCAAAGACGGCAAGATGCCGTGGCCGAAGCTCAAGCACGACCTCGAGCACTTCAAGAAACTGACAATGGGCCACGCGGTCATTATGGGCCGCAAAACCTGGGACTCACTACCGGAGAGCGTGAGGCCGTTGCCCGGAAGGGAGAATATCGTTTTGAGCCGCGGACCATGGCGGGCTGACGTCCCGAACGTAAAGTCGCTCGAACAAGCGTTGCTTGTGGCGCATGTCGTGTCGCCGTCCCGCGGCAAATTCGCCATCGGTGGCGGCGAAATCTACCGCCTCGCTCTCGCCCATCCTGACTGCGGCGACGTCTACCTGACACGAATTGACGCCGAATGCGACTGCAACGTGACATTCCCGGACATCACCCAAACACATCAGCTGCGGAGGGTGATCGGAGAGTGGTCGGAGCCGGTTCCTTACCGGATTGAGCTGTGGAGTCAACCGTGGTGATGGCCGAGGAAACGCTCGTAGTCTCGTCGCCTTATCTGCTCCTGTCGATTTTTGTTGCGCAACGTCCGACGTGCTGCTAGATTAATCACATGTCGATCACCACCACCTACCCCTACGAAGACGTCGACCCGGGCGTTGCCCGTCACCAGTGCACCGAGTGCGGTAAGTGGGAGCGCGCGGATAAGGGCGCGATCCGCCACAGCAAGGGGTGCGCCAGTCGCGCGCAGGCGACCCCTGCCGCGCCGTCACAACCCCTGCAACGGTTCGCGTCGAACGTGCGCCGCACCGGTCTGACACTCGGCCGCGATTCCGACACCCTCGACGCGGTTCGTGCGGGATATTTGTCGGTGGACGACGCGATGAACACGGACGACTGATTTTACGCGTTGCTAGAGTAATCAAAAGAAGGGGGAGCAAGAAAAATGACCAACCAATCCAACCAAAAAAGTGGTCTGGCCCCACGAGCAGATGGTTTCAAGGCAGGGTACGACGATTATATCGGGCGGGCTGAAGAGGTAAGGCGCGGAGCGGAGGAGCTTGACTGGGCTTGGCCCTACAGCGGCGCAGACGACGCCTATATCAACGCGGTTGGCACTGGCGCCATCTGCCGGCGACTCAGAATCTCCGAGTCCAAGTGGGAGGATATCTGCGACGAGTGGCTAGAGGGATTCGAGGCCGGATACCGCAAGGCTCGCGCCGATCACGAGGGGGAAGTGCCTGCATGACCGACCCAAAGCGCGGCCGTGGCCGTCCGCCCGGTGCAACGTCCGCCGCGATCCTGTCTGCAATCGAGTCCTCACCCGACGCGACAGACCTGGAGATCGCTGCCGCACTAGGGATCTCGCGCCAACACGTGGGCGCGATCCGTGCGACCCGGTACGGCCCCAGGCCCAAGAAAGTCGCAAAGACACGCAAGGTCACGATCAGGCTCGACGCCGCGGAGTGGGATCTCCTCCGGCCTGGAGAGGACATGAGCGGCCGTGTGCGCAATGCGCTCGCACACGTCGAGCGACTCAGGGCGGCCTTGGCGCGTGCGTGCTTGGAGTTTGTGCACGCGTCTGGAGTCGAAAACTTGTCACGCGCGAACGCCGAGCGCCTGGTCGATTGGTTGCAACTCGTTGCCCGAGCGGATCTAGGCGAGCTCACGACCTTGGACGAGGTGACGGAGACAATGGCCCGCCTACAATCGGTCGTTTTAGACCGCTGAAACGTCAGCGGCTCGCCAGCCAGCGACTGATCGCCTTGTGCGGGTCGCCTTTTCGGGCTGGGTCGAGTGTGACGTGCCCGACCACGGGCAGGCCGGAGATCATGGTCTGCGGCGCCCAGGACTGCGGTGCTCCATTAGCGGCAATCCCCCAACCCTCTGGATACGGGGCTATCACCGGGCAATGGCCAAGCGCTTCGAGTAGTCGGGCCAGCTCCTCCAACTGCCACTCGGTCGGTCGGTGCAAGCCGCGGCTCTTATTCCTGTCGTCGACAATCACGTCGGCCGGATCCAGAGGGGCACCGTGAGGGTGCCACCCGTTGTCGTATTCACCCGTGCGCCACTGCCCTGCGATCAAACGCACCTCGCCCGCATTGTGGACCTCGATCCCAATCGACACGGAGTTCGGATGGATCCTCTGGCCGCCGGCAGTGAACCAGCCGTGCGCGGGTTTGCCGCCGGCGTGGTTGCCGTTGCGAGCGCAGTCGATCATCTGAACAGTCCCGTCAGTCTCAGTTCGACCCACGAGAAAATGTGCGGCGTTGCCGGCGCCGGGTCGGCTCGCCCAGGCCTTGACCAGAGCGTCGAAAGAGCCCGGGGCCATATCCGTTGTGTGTACGACGACGGCCCAGGGACGGATTGCGCGGCCAACGCGCCCGGAGTGGCACGGAACCCATCTGGCCCAGGTGAGGCGCCCGCCATCCCACTCGCTCGGCTCTTCGTCGTCGGGTTCTCCGGACGTATTCCAGTCGCCAACTGACTCGGCTGGTACTTCGCGAACGCGAGCAAGGGCCGCCCAAAACTCAGACCACAGACTGCCGATCATGGCTTTACTCCTGTCCTTCTGCGGTCAGCGACCAACCCTCGCCTTCGCGCGGTCCCTCGCGATGCACGCATGGATCACAACAATTGCAGCCGCGCATGTCCCAGACGCCGGAGTCGACGTCCCACAGCGCGGCGTGATCGGTAAGGGCCTGCTCGGTCGCGCCGTTGTCAGTGGCGTCACGGATTCGTGCGGCCACGCCAACTGAATCAGTGCAGACGCGACATCTCGCCCGACCAGTCGGACATTTTGGCGGTCGCGACCGACTCACGGCCACGGCACCTGATCAGCAACGTCCCTGACGGCGTCCATCGCCTCAGGCGACGGCTCCGCCGCGGGATCAGCGCTCTCGTAGGCGATCGCCCCGATGAACGCCTGCCAAGGCGCTGGTCGGCCGTCGAGCCCAACGTGGTCCCAGAGATCAAATGTCCCCGGCGAGCCCAGCTGCGTCGGAGAATACTGCAGCGACGAAAACGCCGTGGGTGACTGCGTGAGCATGAACCTCGCGAACGGCCACGAGTCATGCCCCGTGCGCTGCACCGGCACGTCGGCGATACAGTTGGTGGTGCCCAGGGGGACGTGCGCTCCAGCGGATGGGTGCCGAGCGATTGCCGAGCCGTCACAGGACCAGGCCGCAATCGACGTCAGATAATTGAGTCGCACAGTTCGCGGTCCCTGCTCTGCCCAGGACAGCGGCGGATCGGAACGGAGTGAGACAAAATACCCAGGCAAGCATCGCTGAACTCTGACCGTTTTCCAGACCTTGACGTATCGAACCGACTGGAGCGTTTCGCCGTCGCGGTTGTATATCGAGAAGCCAAATCCATTCTTGGCCGTCGGCCCGCAATTCGGATAGCGGCCTAGCTGGCACACGTTTGGAGCGCGCAAGCCGTCGAGCCGTATCTCGTCCCACTCGTAGGCGAGTTCGATCTCTTGCGACGACGCCAGCAGGACCCGAACGCGGTTGGCGTCGCCCTTGGGCTCGCCCGACGAATACTTGACCCCATCCCCCCACTGCGGGGACATCGCGTCGTGCCAGTGGCTGCCGTTGTTGTGGCAAGCAGCGGAGACACACCCGTCGGCCTCGCTGACCTCCGGTGCATCCACGTGGCGACCGGCAAGCACGTGATCCATGTGCCGATTTGCGATTTCCACAATCGAACCCTGATCGCTGTGATCCATCACGTGCGCGCCGTAACGGATCCGCACAATCCCATTATCGACCGTGAGATTACGAATCCCCGTCGTCAGAACGTCGCCAGTGGAAATGGCGACGGAAGAGCTGACCGGAGGACAGTAGTGCGCCACAAGTGGCAGCGGCTGCCCTCCCTCGGACTCGAGGACGTCACAGGCCGGTAGCGCTGCAACAAACAATAGTGCAGCGCGCCTCATGGCTGTGCCCCGGCGTTTCGTTGAGCGTTGAGGCAGAGTTCGGCCGCGTCGGCCCACAGGAAGCTGTCAACCATCCAGTCCCAGAGCGCTTTGAAGTCGGACTTGCTGATGCTGTAGCGGTCGAGAGACGGATCATGGACGAGTCCGAGTCGGCTGGGCGGTATCGGCTGCGGCCCCGGATCCAGACACGGTACCGGCGCCGGCTGCACCACTATCGGCGCCGGTCGAGGCGCCTCGACGTCGGGTGAGCTCTTGCGCGCGCTCCAGCAATTCATGCTCGAGAGCAAGAGCGGCGTCAGCAGGGCTGCGGTCAACAAGGATTCTTTTCCGGGCATCGGCGCGTAACTCCTCCGAGGCCTGATGCCTCAACTGCAGCGCCTCGCGGTCGGCGGCGATCGCCCTGAGCTCGGATTCCTGCCGTCGGACCGACGCAGCAAGGGAGTCACGCTCGGACGCGAGATGCCGGAGAGTCTCGGACTGGGCGAGTTGCTCTCTTGCACGGCCCTCAACATGGGCGAGATGCCGCCACGTGAGCGCGACAAATGCCGCTCCGAGGCCGGCGGCCAGCACTGAGACAGCGATAATTGCGGCGAGCATAGGACGCGTTTACGCCTTCGGCGTCGGCGGCTCAGGTCGCAGGTAAACCGCAGCAGCCGCGAACAATGCCCCTAGCGACGTCTGCCAGTCGAAGCTGCCAGTCGCACTCAACGAGGCGCACACGGACGCAAGCACGCCGGATGCCGTCACCAGGACGGGGGACCATCTTTTGAGCCAAGACAGAGACCAGCGAGCCGAAGCCCAGAGCAGCGTACGCGCCAAGCCGAACAAACTCAGGACGACGAGGAAAAACCAGCGCGACGTCTTGAAGGCTCCCTTGACGTCTTGGGCGAACCCTCCCGGGTCTTCGACCGGGTCATGGACGGCCGGTGCCGGCACCGGCGTCGGAGGCACCGCAGCTGCTGGAGTCTCGATCCCGGCGTCCGACGATATCGCGACCTCCGCCACGGCTTCGGCCTCTGCTCGCGAAGCCGCGTAATACAGCCCGCAGCCGGTCAATACAGCGCACACAAAAAACGGCACGACGATATAGCGCATTGTTTCACTCCGATTCAGAGGTGCGCCCCGCCAGTCTGGCAAGGAGCACAGAGAGTCGAGCAGCCATGGAGGCGTCGCTAACCTCGAGTGCTCGGATTCGAATTGCACTATCGCGAACGAGCTCTGCCTGCACCCTGGACGCCTCCGCAGAGGCGCCCGCTGATAGCAGCGCTCGCACGACAAATATTGTTGCCGCGACAAAGGTGCCCACGCCGCCACCGATGGCGGCACGAATCCAGTTCTTGCGCCGCTCGCGAGCAAGTCTTTCCGCCCTGCAGGCGGCAACTCCTGCCCGAATCTCCGCGAATTCCGCCCACGATGGCATGTCGGCATCAACCTCTCGCCGAATGGCATCAGTGTCGACCTCGCGAGGCATCGTTTAGGGCCGCAGATCGCGGGGCTGTGGAAGTGCCAGGCGAGTTTTCCACTGGCGATCTATTGCTCGCTCCTGAACACGAGCGGTGATCTGGTCGTCACGTGGATGGTCGAGCAGCGCGTGCACCGCGAGTGCACGCTCCATGTCAGACAAGTCCCATGCCGCGCTGGCCGCATCAATTGCCATCGCCCTCGCTCTAATTCGCGGTGTTTCCTCCATGGCGACTCCTTAGGTTATCAGCATTGTTAGATAGGGCTGGACTGAGGCAACAGGAGCGGTGGTTGTGAATGCAAGCGGGGTATTCAAATTGGCTGACGGCTGACACGAGCTACGGAGGCGCGACATCCCGACCACGTCAGCCCCGAGGACGAACCGCATGGACTTATTTGTGGTTTCATATGCGCATGCGGTGATCAGCCAAATACCCAGATCCTTCGCCAGGCTAAAGGAGCTTACAGTTTTCGTTATCAGCGTGGTAGCGCTCAGCGCCTGGGCCTCAGCGTCAAACGACACAGCTGCGAGGATTGTCAGATTAAGACTCGCCTGCAGGGCAGTCGGAACTGGACCAGAGGCGATTGCTGCTTCTGCCCAGTTGAGAGACGCGCCACCAGCCCCGGCCACGGCAGCGCCGCTATGCAGATAGATATGTAGATCGGCCGCAGTGATATCTCGCGGAGCCTGACCAACATACCTCGCGTACGAGCGACTCGAGGTCATTGTCAGAGGACCGCCGCTTTCGAAGGTCCCTGCGTCGGGGAAAAACTTCTGCTGTCCTGTGACGCCGCCGCTGGCACTAACGGTACCAGTGACACTCACAGATGGGGCTACCACAGGGCCGAAACCCACCGTGTAACCGCGCCAGCCTGGGATTGGATAACCCATGGCTAACCCCTCACGTAGCGGGGGAAAAAGAGCTCTACGTTAAACGTCGGACTCGAGCTGCCGCCAATGGTGCCCAGCTCGATCTGGATACCGTCGCAGTGACCGGGATAAAGCAGCGGCTCGCTGTGCCGAAGCTTTCCGGTCGAAGTGATCCCGAAGGCGGCTCCGTTGTTTATCTTGCCCTTGTCAGCGTCCGTCCCGATCCCGGCCGGGAAAGCTTTTTGCGCGACGAGGTCATAGATCCAGACCCGAGCGTAGGCGATCGACAATGCCCCCGACCCGGCCGTCTCATAAATCCGTATCGACGCGTCTTCGGGCCAGATAAATCCAGCACCGAGCTCTTTGAGTGCAAAGAACTGACTCGAGGTTGGGAACTTTTGCAGGACAGCGTTCGGTGCTCCGTCAGCCGGGATGCCGTTGGCCGATCCGCAATTCTCCAGGAGGCGAACTACCGTGCCGCGCTTGCCGTTGCTCTCTTGTGCTCCAGTGGCCATTGCAACTCCTCACGCCCGCTTCTGCGCGGCGGTCATGTACAGCTGATCAATCTTGGGCGCGCCGGCAGGCGGTGGCGCGAGCGCACCGGCAGGCGGCATTCCCGGTTGAGCTTCCTGGGCGCGCGGGGCGCCAGCGCCTTGGATCGCGCGGAGATTTTCGGGTTCCATCGAGGGCATCAGCGGCGCATCGAACAACACCGAGAGCCGCACAATCACCGCAGCCGGAAGCTTCACGTTGACCTCCGGGGCTCGCTCGATGAGTCGCGTGCGCGCCTCATCGTAGAGTCGAGGATAGACCTCTCGAAGTGCCTCAACGGCTTCTGGTGTCACGCGGCCAGTTCTAACGTCCTCCAGGACAGAAACCGGGTCGTTGGACGCGCGCACTCGACGCGCAAATTTCTCCACGTCGCTCGGTGAAGGCGCCCAGCGCGTACGACCGAGAAGGCTCGGGGGCGGCGCGTAGGGCGCGTGCTTGGCCAAATAAGCCAGCTTCCGCTGGGCCACCGAGGTGACCGCGTCGATTACGTCTGGGTCGCGAACGTCGCGCATGGCAGCGCGGACAGTCGTGCGCACACCCTCTGGATTGGACTGCGCGGCAACAAGCTCGCCCGTGCGAGCGCGCATAATGTCGGCGATATCCCGGCTCGGCTTTCGCTTCTCGCCATCATCGTAGAGGACGGCGCTTAGCACGTCGGGGGCGCGCCACGCCTGCGCAGAAGCGACCGGGCGGCCCTTGGACACGGCCCGGGCGCCCATCGAGAGAATTCCGTCGAGTGCGTCGGCGATGCGATCCTGCGTCTGCGCAGCACCGGCTGCAACTCGCGTTTCGCCGAGAAGAGGAATCTTGATCCCGACCTTTCCGAGTCCTTTAGCGATCGCCCGGAGCTTCAGATAGCCCCCGACCAGCGGGCCAATGACCGGGATTTTGTCGGCGTCAGGCAGGAAAGGCAGGGAACCGCCGACCATCTGCAACGCCTCGTTGGCGGCGCCAATATCAGCCAGCGCGCCAAAGAGTCCCTTTTTCGACGACTGAGAAGCGATCTGGCCAGCCCCGGATAGAGAAATCGTTCCCGCCGCACGACGCGCGGCATCACGTGGCTCCACATCGCCAGCAAACGAAGTCGAGGATAACGCAGACTCCGGCGCCGAGGCCGACGGGACTGGCATATCGTCCAGCGCCTGGGCCAGGCGCGTAGTCACCTTGCGCGCCTGCGCGTCGACTGCAGCCGCGTATCCCGCGGCCAGATTGGCCGCGTCCGGCGACGCCTGAGGGCCGAGCAATGTGACCAATTCGGACACCGTCCTCTCGTAATCCGAAAGATCGGAAATAGCGCGATGCATGTCTTCCAGCTCGGCGAGATGCTCGTCAGTCATGCGCGCCAGTTCGTCGCCGGGCACTCCTGCCTCGTGAGCCATGTCGTCGCCGATTCGATCGACGTCCTTCGCGCCTATACGCCGATACATTCCCAGCGAGTTGTTGTGGATGTAGCCGTCGACCCCCGCTCCCCGGCGAGACTCGTCGATGTCGATCATCCGATTCTTGACGGTCCCATCATCGGAAAACGTGCGATGCAGCGTTCCAATTTCCCCGCCGCTCTCGTCGATGATCCTCATCTCGATGCCGCCGCGCGGATCGATCTTAGTGATCTTGGTCTTGAATCCCGGCGGAGGCGCGAAGCCGTAAACGACGTCGTCGAATTTCAAATTCGGATCAAAATGCTTGCGGACGTGAGTCATGAAGTCGTCGACTTGTTCGTCGCCGATCTCGCTCCGATCGATACGAGAGACCATCGACTCAACGGACTCTGGCACCAAGTCCTCGGCCGATGCGCCCGGCTTATTGAGAGACTCGATATACGCAGGGTCCTCCCACCAGTGATCGCGATTTTTGAACCACGCATGGAACCGGCGTGAGTCGTTGGCTAGCTTGGCGAATTCCTCTGCACGGCCCGGCGACATCGCGGACAGGAGGGCCGCACGCTCGGTCTCGTTCGCGCCCTTGTACCAGTCCGTCAAGCGCCACTGGACGTCGCGCGCGGTGCGGGTTCGTTTCTGTGCGTGGCCGACGACGTCGAGAATTGCTGCTTTTTCCTCCGACGAAGCGCGTCCGTGCCAGTCCGCAAAATCAGACTCGCTCTTGACGATATCGGTCAGTGCCTTTGATTTCGTGGGGCCGATTGTCTCGAGAATGGCCGCGCGCTCAGCATCGTCGGCAACGGCGAATGCTTGCTTTACGCGGCCGACGGTCATGCCGGCCATCTCTGGAATCGAAACGCGATGCGTGCCGTCTTTGTCCTTTATCGTGAATTGCCGAAGGATCTTGTCGGTCGCGGCCTCGTTGGCCTTGATGGCATCGACAATCTTCTTCGCAGCCGGATCTACGGCGGCCATTGCCTCATGAATCGGCTGAATTACCGACGCGCGAACCTGTTGCAATCCTCCGTCAACGTTCGGCGGAGGCAGTGCGTCCCGTATCCGCTGCGCTATTGACCTGTCGTTAGGTCGCATAAAACCGGAATCAGGCGCAGTCCTGATCGTAAGAAGGACTGGCCTGTCCGTTAACGCCGCTGCGGTAATGCGGTGGTTGCCGTCTTCGATCAGAAGTCGACCGCTCGGAGTAACAAAAGCTTCGACGGGCCACAGTGTCGCCCCTTCGCTCCACCCCCTCAAGATGGAGTCGACACGATCTTGCTTTAGCTCTGCCCCCCAAATGTCAGCCGTCGCCAATTCGGATGGTCGGATCGCATATACGACATTGCTACTCTCATCCTTTAGGTTGGAGGCAGCCTCCTCGTAGGTGGGCAACGTTGTCTCGACCCGTTCAGGCAATGCCTTCCCTCGGCGATATCTAGGGGTGACATGGCCGAATCCCTCGGGTATCTCAGGCGCTGCCGTGGCCAACTGATTAGCCGCAGCAGAATCAACCGCTGGAGCATCGGTCGGGACCACGGACATCTTCACGACCGGAATCTCGCCGGCACGCGACGAAACCGCCCCCTCCACCGCGTCGACGCGAAGCTGCATTCCTCGGGGCAGAACGACTTCGCGGACGTCGCCCGAGTGAGTCGTCAGCGGCATGGCGTTGGAGCCAGCCGGCATATCGATTTTCAACAACGCCGATGGAGTCCCGCGAGAAACGAATCGAACAGCTTCCTCTTGGTTGGGCGCCGTCGACATGTAGCCCTTGTCGGCCCACACAGAGCCAGGCTCCAGAGAGCCAGTGATCGGCGCTCCGCGATACAGTGTGAGCGGCTCTTCGACCGTGCGCTTCGCGATCATGTCATCGAATTCGGCCGCCTTCGCGTCAAGGAGCTCCTTGGTTCCGAATTCTCCGTCAGGGTCGATGCTTCCCGTGCGCGAGTAATCGTTCAGTTCCGTAAAGGTATTGCGCTGATACCCACGTATTAGCAACGCCTCTTCTGGCGTCACTGAAGGACCAGAGATACGGGGCGGGCCGCTAGGGGCTGCTTTCTTTTGCCCGGCCTCAATCGATCTTTTGAGCAGATCCTCTAAATCGCTCTCGCCCTCGGTAATCCCTGCCGCCGGCGGCGATACGACCTCCGGAGACCAAGCTTCCCGCTCAGGCATTGCGTCGGTCGCGGGCGCCGCAGTCTCCACGGCAGAGGTCGGTATTTCAGGCTCTCCGACTGCCGCGGGCACTACTTCGTCAGGCGCCCTGCCCTTGCCCCTTACTCGACTCGCTCTGGCTTTTGCGAGTCGCGCTGCATTGAGCTCGGCCTGGGCCGCGAGCCTTTGCTCGACGAGGGCCGTACGAGCCTGCGCCTCCGCGATCTTGATCTCGCGAAGTTTCGCCTGGGCCGCCATGTCAAGTTCTGCGTTTTGCAAACGCATCATCTCCAGAGCGTCCACAGCTGCAGTCGTCGACTTGTCGCCCGCGGCCAGTGCGGCCTGGAGCTGGACGTCAACGTCGTCCTTGGCCCGCCGAAGCGCTTCCCTTGTGAGCTTGTGTTTGGGAATCAGCTTCTTCGCGGCGACGAAGGCTTTCTCTGCGCCATGAAAGGCCGCCGAAGCTCCGCCTCCAAGAAGCCCGCCGACGCCAGCCGCGACGGCGAATCCCTCGGCGGACAGATCTTTATCCGCGAGAGCTGAATCGCTGAGATACATGCCGGCCGACTGCAGCGCACCCTCTGTGGCGCCACTGGCCACTGTCCGAGTGAAGCCCCCGGCTCCAGCGATACGCGCCCCGAGTCGAGCAGTCGCTCCCGCCGGCATCAGACGAGCTGCCGTCGCAGCAGTCGATGTACCGCCACTGAGGATTGCCGGCGCGATCGAGCCGGCAATCTCTCCAATTGCGCTGACCGTTCCGTGTTCTTCCTTGAGACCGCGCAGAGTATCCGAGCTGACGCCGAGGTCTCTAAGGACCAGATCGGAGAGGCCGAAGGAAGCGCCTCGGGCGAGGCCAGCTATCCCAGCGTTGATGCCCCCGATGATACCCCCCGCATCGCGTTCGCGCGCGGACTCGGCGACGCCCGCCGCCTGACGAGCTCCGTAATCGATTCCCGTCTCAGCCCTGAATCCCTGCCCTGCGCGGTACTCGACCTCTTCTGCGGGCACCGCAACGGTACGCCCCTCGGGCGTAATCATATTGACGGTCGTGGGCACTGCTTACTTCTTTTTCTTTCGGGCTGCCGCAAAGGCGGCAATGCCTTTCTCGGCAGCAAGCACGTCGGCCGGCGACGAATTTACGTCGTATTGGATCTTCATCAGCTTATTAACCGCGTCAAAATCGCCGGCGCCGGCCCTGTCAACGAGGACACCGACAGAGGGCTCCACGCCGTATTCCGCGCGATTCATGGCTGCAGTCATCGCGATCCGAACGGGGGCCCGCCGCTCTTCGATCTCTCGCTCCGACTTCGCTCCTTGCGTGAGCTTCGCCTCCACTTCGGCCAGCCCTGTTGCGTCACCGGCATCTGCGAGTTTGTCGATCGCAAACTGCGCCAGCTGTGGGCGGTCTTGGAGGGTCGCGATTCCAACGAGGCTCTTGCGTGCCTCCATCGCAACATTTGCATCCGACGATGAGAGATTTGCCGCGAACTTCTCGATCGCCGCGGCTTGCTCTTTGGCGACGCGACCGGTGGCATCCTGTGCCGAGAACGCTTTGTCGTCCGCATTCACCTGCGCGTTGGTCTTGAGCCGCTCGCCGCCGAACAACTCATTGCTTGCCGCCATGGTGCCGGCAACGACTCCCGGCTCTGCCGCAGCACGCATTTCGGCGGGGGTCTTGGCGGCGATGACCTTTTCGAACCTCGCGTCCTCTTTGGTCTTTATAGGCTTCGAGAGAACGGCGCTCTTTAATTCCAGCGGGATGTACGCACCCCCCCGTGGATCGCGTGAGGCGTTAGCCTCCGCGTTAAACTTGCGATTGATGACCTCGCGAGCCTTTTGCAATCCGGCGGAAGCGTCGGTGTTCTTCCAGAGCTGAGCGGCAACGTCCTTCGCATAACTGCCAGACAGTGGGTCGCCGCCCCAGAGGCGATTCGTGGCCTCGGCCGTACCCTTGTCGTACGCGCCCATCTGGTACAGCTTCGTGTAAGCAATACCGGAGTCGGTCAGGAGTGTATTTAACTTTTGAAAATCAGGCGAGTTTTGGAACGCTGCAAAGCTTTTGTAATCATTGCGTATGCGCAGAATCTCTTGAACGTTCTCGTCGATCTGATCGCGAGCCGCCTTGATCAAGGCAATGCGATCGCCAGCCTCTTTGTCGCGGGCTCTGTACACGTCCCTGACCGGCTTGCCGTCGACGTCCTTGCTCTGAGTAAACAGATCTGGCAGCTCACGGGACGCAGCCTCTTTATCAGCGGCCGTTTTTGCCGTGGCCACGCGGGCCGCTCTTTCCTCGTTAACCTTGGCTATGCTGGCCTCGAAGGCGCGCTCCGAGTTTTCTCTGTCGAGATCCTGGCCGCGCATCGTCACAAAAGCACTGCGGCGGCTCGCGCGTTCAGCTTGCTGCAATTGGGCCTTCTGCTGGTCCTCGGCATGCTGTAATTGCATCGCCTGGCCGTATGCAGCCGTCCCTTCCTTCGCGAGCTGCGCGCCGGCAAGCGCTAGCTGCTCGCGCTTGACCCCGGAAGCCATCTTGGCCGAAGTAGCTTGCCATTCTCGACCCAACGCCTGAGCTTGCAGGCCAACAGCCGCGAGTCTCTGCGCTTGCCGATTCGTGGCGACCTCGCGGGCGTAGTCTAGGCCCCCCTTAAGAGAGTGAGCCGCGCGGCCTAGCTGATCTCTTTCGCGCTCTTGGTCGGCGACGTCTTGATCGATTTTCTGCATCGCCAGCTGCAAAGCGGGGTTGGGTCCTCCCTGCTTATTGAGCACGTTGCCCAAGCCAGACATGACCGCACCAAGCAGCTCCATGGAGTTTATTTTTCGCCGCGTTACCTTGGCGTTCATAAACTCTTGATTCTTCGCCTCCCAAACCTTGGCCTTCTTATCGAGCTCAGCCTCTTCCGCTGCAGTCTTCTCGGCGTTCTCCTTTTCCTTGGCGGCGACGGCGATATTTCGCCGCTCGAGAAAAGCAGCCTCCTCGTCGAGGACTTTGGCCTCTGCCTCGCCAACGCGCTGCTGCGCCGCCTGCTCAGCCTTTAGATCGGCCTGCTGGCGAGCGTAAAGATCGCCGTATGTCGCCTTGGACAAATCCGGCACTGGCTCAGGCTTTGGAGCCGGCGCTGGCGCCCGGGCTGCAGCGGGCGCCGCTGGCTGCGCGAATGGATCTGGGGCCAGATCTGGATCTGCATGCGCCGGCGCTGACTGCACCGGCATTAGGCTCGGCGCAATCGCGGGAACCGGCGATACGGTCGGCGGAGTGTCCGCAAACGCTGCCGGTGCGGGCGCAAGCTCGTCCGATGCCGGCGCATTCGCGATGGCCGCCTGAGCCTCCTCGGGCGTGGCCGGCATCGGCGGCATCGGGAGGCCGTAAAGCGCGGCATCCTTCCGGGGCACCAGGATGCGCCCGGTTGGAGTGTCGACCTCTACGAGTCCCAGGTCGGCCATTGACTACGCCGCCGCCATAAGCGGACCAGCCGCCTGGAGCAAGGTCCCCAGGTTGCCGTTGTCCTGACTGATGAGTCCGGCCCGCGCCATACGCGCGCGAAGCTCAGCATCGCTTAGAGCCGCATACTGACCCAGCATGCCCAGGCCGTACTGGTCGTTCAGACCGCGCTGAGCGAGCGCCGCTTGCTGATTCGCGAGCGCGGTCTGCTGGCCGAACTGGCCCGCCAGCATATTTCTCTGCTGATCAAGCTGGGCATTCTGTGATGCCAAATCGATGTCCGCGCCCCTGCCCTGTCCCAGGAGACCGGCGAGCTGGCCGCGTGCTGCGGACTGATCCTGAAGCGCCGCCTGACCGGCGGCACCGGAGGCGTTGACCCCGAGGTCGCCAAGACCACGCGCTGCCGCGCGCGCCATAATCCCGGCATTCGCCCCTCGCGCCATATTCGTCTGGCCGGCAATCTGCGCCGCTTGCTGCGCAGCCTGACGACGCACGGCAATCTCGCCGGCGCCCATCTGCTGACCGCTGGCGACGCCCGAGAGCTGGCCAGCGAGGCCCATTTGCTGCGCGCGCCACTGGTCCTGAGGCCCGCCAGCAAGCTGCGACGCGGGTGATAGATGCGCCGCTTGCGCCATTGGCGCCATGCGCCCCTGGGCGCCATGCATTTGCTGCTCGGCGTATCCGCGGAGCATGTCTCCGCCCTGCAGACGGAAATTCTCCTCGGCCAGAGCCCTGTCTTTCGCCCCTTGGTCGCCAAGTAGCCACTTCTTGGCGCCGCTCGGATCGGCCCCGATAAGGGCCCCCGGGGCTCCGAGCGCCATGTACCCGGCGGCAGGCGCGGCGTATTTTTTGATCGAATCGAAAAAACCCATGTCACTTGCTCCTGTCGGCCGGAAGCTTGTATCGATTCAGCTTCGCGCCGGCGCTGAGGATCAGTTCCGTCAACTCAGCGCAGGCCCCCGAGACCCCCGCGGCCTCGCGAAAGGTGAAGCGAAAACGGATCGCCTGGCACTTTTTCCCGACGTGGACCGTGAACTGATACGGCGTCGGACTGTCGCCGCCGTAATTACCGGAGCCGTAGTCGCCGCTGCCATAATTCGACCCACCCATTGAGGTGCAGTCGAAAATCGCTGGCTCACTCCAGTTACCAGGTACGTCGTAATCCAATGCGTGTTGGATCCACAAGATATGTGCTGATCTCCACGTGCCGATAACCTGCGCGTGCCAGATCCGCTGAAATCCCTGGATAGCTTGCGCGAGATGGATCCACGCCGTCTCAATGACGAGCGGGATCTGGAGATTGTCGTCCGCATATTCCGCGGACTGGCGAAACACGCGGCCGTCGTTGCGCAGATAGTGGTAGTCGCCGCCGACGATGACGGAGTCGAGACCCTCGTGATTCGTGAACGTCGACCACTGACCGAATTGATAGTCGTAGAGCAGTGTCACGCCCTCGTCGGTCAGAAAACGCACTTGGTGCGTATCCTCGACGAGGGTGGCACGGGTAATTCGCTGGTCGTTATAAGCCTCAACCGGCGCCCCGATATACTGGGTGTTCATCGCCGTATCGAGCAGATGGATCCCCTTTGCAGACTGAAATGCGATTCCCGCCGGCGTCGACACCACCGAGCGCTGGTCCAGCGCGCCAACGTCAGAGGAAATCAGCCCGGGCAGGCTGAAGGCCCCGCCGGCCTCGGGATTGGCGAGCGGGCCATCGCCCGTCGCACCATAAATGGCCGAGCGTTTGAATCCGACGATCACGCCATTCTGCTCGGCGACCGCGGTAACCGCGCCCCCTGCGGGCGGAAAGACGATTCTGAGCTCCGGCGTGAACTCAACCGCATAGCCGTCGGCTCGCTCTTGCGAGGGGTAGACGGCACTTGCGTCGTTCGGATCTCCGACAAAAATGCGCCCCTTGGCAGCAGCGATGACCCCAGCGCCGGGAACCGGGTCGTTGCTCGAGATGCCACCGTTCGTGTAGAGCGGCTCCTGAAGCAGAAGGCTGACGTCGTCGAGATCGTCTATCACCTCAACGGAATCCACTGACGTGTCGTTGGCAACGTATCCGTTGGGGTCGCCTGCCGTGCTGGGATTTGTCGAGGTGACTCGAAAGTATTGAGTAGCATCGCCGTCGACTGTCCGCGCGGCCACAACGCGGCAGTTCTCACGCGCGCTGCCATGCAATCCAAACGCGGTGAGTCGAAGCGTTGGGACGTCCAGGACTACGCGATCATCCGCACCAGCCACCGTGACTTCGTATCGCTTGGAAACGGGGCCGCGAATAATCTCGCCATTGGCAAGTGTCGCCTCGTAAAAGAACACGTAATTGCGAGTACCGTTGGACATTCCCCCCAGGCCAGCGCCTGAGCTTGCGTGCAAGACCTCGCTCTCTTCCCAGTCAGGCGCATAGTGAAATCCGCTCTCCACCCAGCCGGCCCCGTCGTAGAGCTGTGGGCAGGCAGCGCCGAGATAGAGAGTGCGGCCGGCGTACACCGTCTGATGAGAATCGCTGGCGGCGAAATCGAGCGAAACGAGCCGCAACCCCTCCTCGGTAAAAACGTCCGAGTTGACCGAGTCGAGCTTTGTCTTATAGATAGCAGTCCAGCGGAATAGACGTCCGCCGTCCCCGTCGTCCGTGACGCTGGGGAGATGACTGCGCGCCGGTGCGTCGCCGGCATTGGTCGGCAGTGTGCGCGCGACACAGATGCCGTCGTCACGGACCGTCAGGTAGACGCCAAATAACGGCACGTCGTGGACGAGGGTCACGTAGGCGTGGTCCACCTCAGCTGTGTGAGCGCCGTCGGTGGCGTCCAGCTCGGCGCAGTCCGTCCACGCTTTGGACGCCAAGCACACGCCGTTGATTACGAGCGGCGTGGGATTGTCCATAATCCCGCCGCCGTACTCGACTCTCCAGCGGGTGACGTTCGACAAACGCCGTATCGCGTTTCTCGCCTCAAGCCAGACTTCGATCCCGTCGTTGCCGTTGGAGGCAAGCTGATACCGCCAGGCGATCGTGAGCGCATCGACACCGGCGGTCCCGAGCTCCTGGACGGCCGTGGGGACGATCGTCGTCGCCAATTCGCCGACCGCGGCAACGTACGAGTCGCTCGCGCTCGCCCAGCAGAGAGCCACCTTGTCCTGTCGCCAGGGAGCCGCGACGATTGTGGGCCCACAGGTTATTGGAGCGGTGGGAGTGATAATCGTGGCCGGCGAAGGCCAGCCAGTAACCGGCGAGCCGATGACACCTGACGGATCCAGCCAGCCGACACGCACTCCAGTGGTAGTGCTCCAGCAAATTGCCGCGGCAGCGCGCCCGATCGCGTGCTGGTCGCCAACGGAGACGGCGTCAAATCCCGGTGAGCCAATGATCAGATCGTCGATAACCACCGTCGGAAACTGCGCATCGTCATACGTGTGCGGACTGGCCGGGTCGATCATGATCGCCCAGACCTGCCCCAGTGCTGACTCCGCCCAGAGGAGAGCCAGCTTGTCGCCGCATCTTACGCAGCGCGGGCGCTGTCCCGTCGCGCTCGCAACGGTCGGCGTCAGCGTGACGCGCCCTTCGTTGTCCTCGACGATCGCAAAATAAACCCCGCCCCGCGAGTCCTCCCAGGCAGCGAGACCGATACCGCTGACGGCGGCGCAGTCGCCCATCGTCTGCGCGGAGATCGTTTTGATGAGCGCCCTGTCGGTCTGCTTGACCGATGCGACGCCGCCGATCTCGTTCCAGACGCCCGCTCCCTCCAGGTAGGAGTAGCTTGAGTCGTCCGTGAACAAGACGAGTTCATCACCCCGAACACCCATCCCGCGCGGGTGATCGTAGGGTGCTACTTGACCAAGCACGCTCAAGCCGAGCGACGTGTATCCAAATCGCTTGGCAAGCGAGATTGCCCGCGTAAAGACTGCGTTTTCTAGCGCCAGCAGTCTCGTCGTCGGAACCGCCTTCGAATCCATTTTGGACTCGATTCCGCCCGCGAATCGGAGTGCGAGAACGGACTCGCGGAGCGACATCAGGCACTCCCCGGGGGTGAGACTTGATCGCCGGCGAGACGCCGGTCATCATCCAGCCGGTGCGCGTCTACGTCTTGGTGGTTCTGGTTCTTGCCATCTCGACAGCCCGCGCGAGGGCTGACAGATGGACCAAGCGCGACACCGCCATCCAACTGACGCTGACGACGACGCTCGTCCTCGATTATCTGCAGACGCGGAAAATCGTTGAAGACTTCGGCTATGACGGGAATCCGATTATTGGCTGCGGAGGCGCCGTCCGAACCGCCGATTGCAGCGGTATGTCGATCGAGCTCTACTTCGCCAGCGCCGCCATCATCGGCGCCGGGGTCGCTTTTGCGCTGCCCAGACCATGGCGGTACGTATTTCAAGGCATTGTTATTGGCGCGCAGCTGGTCACGATTGAGCGCAACTACTCCGGCGGCTACGGATTTTCGTTTTAAGCTCATGCCGGCCTGTCAATCGTGATGCTGACCGAATAGAGGATCGGCGTACCGGCTGTGCAGCGGACGGTACAGTGATATTCCTCGGTAGCGCCAACAGTCTCCGGCGACGCCAAAGTATGAGAGCCGTCAGCGGTTGAGTTTGTATGGGAGAGCGTCGAACCTATTTGCGACGGGGCGGATGTAGATGTCTTCTGCCACAGCTTCATGTCCAGGGTCCCCGAGCCGCCGCTCGTGGAGTCGGCGCGGATGCCGATCTTTTTGATTCGATCTCCGGTCCTCAGCATCCCAAATGGGATGGCAATGCGATTCCCCGTTGCATACGTCCAGATGGCTTCACCGGTAGTGTCGTTAACCGTGTATACCGGCGCTGAAGCTGACGGCAGCGCTGCCGCGCATCCGGAGACGTGAAAAGTCACCTCGGTTGTGAACAGATAATCTGGTGATGTCGGGGCAACGGAATATGTCAGGGTCGCATCGACGGTCGATGCGGCATTGACGTCAATCGCCCCATTGAATGTTACGGCGCCACTGAAAGTGGCCGGGTTCGCGATCGTGTTGCTCCACGTCGTGACGCCGGTCGCGCTCACTTGCTGGAGCAGCGTCGATCCGGGTAGCGCGGCCGGGAACGTCACTGCGTAACTGGCGGCCAGCGCACTCGGGCTCTGCAGGCGGACGCGGTTGGTAATTCCGCTCGCGTGCTCGTACAGGTCGATGTCCCCGGCGGCGACTCGACTCCAACTATTCGGCGACGGCGCCGCCTCGAGAAATCGATAGGTCTGATTCGCGTCGTCGTAGTACAGCGATGCGCCCGCCGCGGCGTAGTCGCCGGCGATTCCCCCGACTAAGGACAAATTCAGCGAGGTACCCGAGGTGACCTTGACGTTCACGCCCGCATTCGTGCGCCAGTAAAGCTCGTTGTCGCCCGACGACACGAACAGAGAGCGGGCGACCGTGTACGAGGACTGGGCGGTGAACGATGCGGCTTTGAGGTTGATCGCGGCGTTGCCGGCGAACGTCAGGTCTGCGGTGAGATTGAGACCGGCCTGTGTGACTTTGACGCCGCGCCCAACGCTGTGATCGTGTACGTCGAGCAGGTCGAGTGACGCATTGAGGCTATCGTCCCATGTGCCCGGATCGCCCGCCAGCGACGGCTTGACCAGCGACATGTTGAGAGTCGTGCTCGACATTACGGCAACCCCAATGCGCACCAAGCGGGTGCGAGGTTAAAAGCCTCAGCAGTGAACGTTTGTGGCGAGCCGATGTTCGTGCTCGGGCGATATGATGCGCGCGTCGCGTACACGCCGACGTTGAGATCATCGGCAACGCTGAGTCCGCGAAAGACGGCGCCAGTGCCGAGGGACGCGCCCAATTTCCAGCTGAACAGCACCCAGATATCCGCTCCAGCCGACAGCGTCACGCCGGTGATGGCGGTCTGCTTGATCTCCAGAGAGCCGGCGAACCCAGTCGTGTCCGACGCACTGGCGTCGGCATAGGCTACCGCTGTAAGCGCTGGGCTCGCGCCAGGCGTGCCGGTCGCGACGCCCACTTCGGCCCACGGCGTGCCGCCGCTGCCGGCAACGTAGGCCGTAGTTGTTCGGTAGCGCAGCTGCACCGTCGCCGAGCTCAGAGGGACGGGTAGGCGGCCGAAGTAAATAGCGCCGGCTGCCCCGTCACCGTAGTTTTTCGTTCCGCCGGCGCCCGTCGCAAAAAACGGCGGCCACAGCCACGACGAGAGCCGATTGACTCCGATCGGGTCGTATCGAGCGTCGCCATCCGCTCGCGTGAGCACAGATGTCGAAGCGGCCACGCCGAGCGCCCGCTTGGTAAATGCGTCCGCACCAGTCTGCTCTACGAGACCGGCCGTTGCGTTGAGACCAGCCAGTGCCGTCAGCGTTCCGTCGAGCGGCTGCTGATTCTGGACGGTCCAGACGGACCCACTGCCCGAGACCACGACGTCGCCCTTGTCGCCGTCGGTTACTCCACTACCGCCGCCCCCTCCGCCGCCTTCGAGCTCCAGAGGGAAGCCGCCTGGGGTCCTTCCGTCGTGGACAACGACCGTGTGCTTGTCCGTATCGACAGTGATCTCGCCTTCCGCGCCCGTGAAGCGAGCATGCTTTCGCGTGGAGCCGCGGCGGAGCCGGAGGACGCTCACGGCAGTTCTCCAAAGTCGAAGTCGCCCACGCGGTCGATGAGTTCGTTGACCGCCGTCGCGAGCTCATCGAGCGCGCGCGTGACCGCCGCGGCCCCGGGGCTCGGCGACCCAGACGAGACCTCCTGCGGGCGTGGAGGCGCAACCTTCGCAATCAGATTGCGCGTGCGCCGGCTGCCTATGGCTCGGCCGCTCATCGCCAGTCGAATCCGATCTCGCCGGGGAGCGGGACATATTCCGGCTCGGCCGACTGTCGCTCGCCGGCAGCGGCTCGGACTCGGTCCCGAATCTGCGCCGCCACTGCGAGACGACCTCGGTTGTCACGCTCCTCGCGGTCGTCGAGAACGGCGAGGACGGTGTAGATGACAAACTTCTCCCACCCGTTCGGAAAATCAAAAGTATCCGCGTCGAGCGCCAATACTGTCGCCGCCGGCACATACCGGACCCGCGTTTGATACACCGCGTCTGGCGTCGGGAAGAGCTCGATGGTGGCGCCCTGCGCCATGTATCCGATCGGCTGTCCTTTCGAGGAGTCGTACCCGTAGGTCTGCTTGATTGTTAACCGGGTCAGTGGATACCAGCTGCCGTTGAGCTGAATATCGAAAGCGCGCAAACGAAGGAGCCCAGCCGGCATTGCCACCGTCGCAGTGCCCGCCACCGTAGGGATGTTGGCGCTCGTCAGGTCCCGATAGCCCTCCCAGGTCTCGTCGAGCATATCGCAGTACTCGCCGATGGCGTCATTGATTTGCTCGTTGAGAAACGCATTCGTAAACACAGCCGAGTTTTCGTAGTCACCTATTCGGCGAATACGGTCCCGAAGCGTTTCGAGCGTAATTGCAGTCATTGTAATTCCGTTCGTCGCGGAACGCCGAGTCGCACGGCTCAGTCCAGCGTTATGAGCGCCGGCGGGGTCCTGGCCCCTGTCCCGCAATGACCCCCTTGCGGGGGCGGGCTGACATCAACGCGGAGCGAAGGAGAAAAACTACGCGTCGATAACCTTGGTGATTTCCAGCGTACTGCCGGCTTTGGCCGTAATCGTGCCGGCCTCTGCAGCGAACTGCACCGCGAACGTACCCGCGGTAGACGGAATGTAAATTCCCTCCACTACTGCAACGTTGCTCGCTGCAGCTGCCGGCGAAGTGGCATTCGCCGCTGCCGGCAACTGCACTGCCCCGAGTCCGTTGTTCACGGTCTCACTGGTCGTCGTCAAACCGTAGTTGCTGCGATATCCGGTACCGGCCGAGGCCGCCGGACCGTTGATGGTCCAGCGAGAGCCGCTGGTCGTCGCATCCGCCGCATACACGCAGACAGCTCGGAATTTATAGGTGTCGCCAGCATCCACGGCGATTGTCAGCCCAGCGACGTTTGCGAGCGTGTCTGCGGCCGAGTTCGCCGTGTCGGCCGTTGCGGTGAGAAGCGTGTACCCCGAGGGCGCGACGCTCATCACAGTCCAGCCGTTGTTCTCGTCGTACTCCATCTGCGCGCCAGCGACCAGCGTAGCCTTGAAGATCTCCACCGCGACGCCGTCGGCGTCGGTGTGTTTGACCGTCACTGTGTTGCTGGAGCTGTCGATATTGCGCAGTACCAGAGTTGCTACTCGTCGCGACTTACTGCAACCGGAGCCGCGTGGGCCCTCGAGCACCGTGGTCGTGGTCGCAGTCGTAATCTTGGTGTTGTCGCTGCCGGGTACGTTGTTGGTGTTTGACCCCTCGTCGTGCCAAGAGGCGTGGACGTCGATATCCGCACCCGTAGACGTGACGACGGAAATGAGTTCGCCAGTACGTAAATTCATTGTTCAGCTGCCTTTCTTGTGATTAGGCGGTGGGCAGCTTCGCGACGCCGTTTTTGCCGGGCGCCTCGCAGCCAAGGTTGATGTACGCGGCGAGCCAGCACTCAACCTCGGGCACAGTGAGCCCGCTGGTCCAGGTGTCGACGCGCAGCATGGAGTCGCCGACTTGCTCGAGGGCAAAGCAGGGGACGCTGTCTCCGACGTAGCGGAGCGTCCACGTGTCACGCTGGAGCATGTACAAGCGGTTTGACGGGCAGTACCGAGACGGAACGATCGTCACGCGGAATCCGCCGACGAGCGCACGCATTCCCGGATAGAGCCGCGAGATGATCAACTCGCTGCCGTCCGCCGTGCGGTCCCGAGCGGAGACCTCGACCATCTCGAATCCCTTGCGGGCGGTCAGCCAGATCTGCTGCAGCTCGGCAAAGAAATCGATTGGGCAGATGACCAAGTCCGGCTTTCCGCCGTGCTTCGACAGCTCCGATGCCAGTCGGATCATGATCCCGTTGGCGTCGAGAGACGCCTGGGTGGCGTCGAAGTAGACGCCGCCAAGGCGTTGCGGATTGCTCGAACGAGTCAGTCCGTAGAACGAGGCCGCGAGCTTCGTGGAGCGGTCGTCAACCGGAAGCCACGACTCGAGACCGGCAATACAGGAGTCGTAGTCGCCGTCTTGGAAGATAAAATCCCCGACAGCCATGCCGGTCTCGGTCGAGAGATTCGCGCCCGCAGTGAGCACGGTACCGGCGTCGTAGTCGACACTCGACACAGTCGCGATACCGGACAGCGTGCCGCCCGCTCTGACAGAGCCACCGCCGTCTGCCGTCGAGAAGTTGAGCTTGTCGCCCGGCTGAAAGTTGAAGGCGTCGGCCTTGTCCTCGAGGATGATCGTCGCGGACGTGACTGTGGTCGTGCTCTTGACCTTGCCGATTCGGCCTGACGTCGAACGAAACAGGCGCCGCTCGACCTTGGAGCTGAGCTCCTGGAATCCGAAGTCGAATTCCTTCGAGACTCGAATGACACTCTCCGAGGCTTTGTCGCCCGACAGCATCAAGTGCAGATCGACGCCGACCCGCTGGAACATCGACACGCGGGTGATGTTCAGCTTCGACTGTCGAGAAGCAGTCCCGTTAGACTTCGCCTTGGTGAACGAAGCCGAAGAACCGCCCGGTGCATTCGTGTGAACGGTCTGGACGAAATAATCGCCACCTGACCGCTCCTTGGGGAAGGTCCCCATCAATACGTTGTCGACAAAGGCGAGGGATTTAACCTCCTTCTCGCCGTACATCTCTTTCAGTGACGCGTCCCAGTCGCTAAACGTTGCGCCCATGGTGGGCTCGCTTTCCCCACCACCTCCTTCCCCGGGCCGTTGCCGTCGGCTACTTCTTCATCAGGTGCCGGCGCGCAATCTCAGCTCGTCGAGCATCGCGGGCATCTCTGTCCGTTGGATCGATCTCGATGATTCCGGTCTTGTGCGTCGGTGTCACTTTCGCGACGGGCGCGGCGGCTGCTTGTTTGGCGCTCAGTGTCTTGGGCGATGCGATTCCGGGCTTTGCCGGTGCCGTGGACGGTTTCTGCTTGGGCGCCCCAGCCGTCTCACTTGTCGCGGAGGCGGATACCGGCGTGGTGACCGGGGTTGGGGCGGTGATTCTTGAATTGTTTGGTAGGCCGAGTTTCGCAATTCGCTCTGCTCGTGCCCGGTAGTGATCGTTCGTGAGCCGTAGTGCCTCTCGTAAGTCGGCTTCGTCGCCAGCCGACCTGAGTCGCCCGCTCTGTACCGCTGCCGTAAACAGATCTACCGCCACTTCAGCTGGTGCTCGGCGATCCAGTTCGGTAGCGAGTCCCAGATACGGGTACTCGTCCTTGACGGCGTTAATGGCCGTCGTCACGAAATCGACAACCTGCTTGCGCTGGGCATCTCGCCCGGTTGTCTCTTTGGAAGCGGTCTGAACTATCTCTTTGAGACTCTCCTGGCGGTCCCAGCGTTCAGAGGTGCGCTGTTGCTTCCCTTCGCTAGAGAGAGCATCATCACCAATCGCTCTGCGAGTCAACTCACGCTGTAAAAACGCGAGGTCTGTTTCGATTGATGCGTGGTCAGGCTTGACGCCCAGTATCCGAGCGATGTGCTTCTGCAGACTGGCGACCGGGTCGCGCAGCCACGACTGACGATCGTCGTCTGGCACATGACCTGACTCAACATGCGCGAGTCGCGCGCGGCTTAGGGCGAGCTCATTTTGCAGCTGATCGATCTCCGCCTTGTGAGCGGCGAGAGCAACGGCGTCTGGCTTCGCCTCCTCGACCTTCGCCTCGGCTTCAGTCGGCGCAGCCTCGGCTTCCGCTGGTGACTCCTCAGTCTCCGCGGCCTGCTCGCCCTCGTCGAGCACGACCTCGGTTGGTTTTGCCCCAGGTTCCGGCGTGTCATCGGTTTCAGCAGACTCCTCTACAGTATCCGACGCTGCCTCAACTTGAGACACTGTCTCTGTCGGCGGAGCTGCCTTGGCGCTTATCACCGCCGGAGCAGCCTTCCCTCCGCCACTATGGGCGGCGGCCATCTTGGCGATGCCGGCGGCGATACGACTTGCTCGGCTGCTCTCCGCGTCGAGCGGGGCGCCGTCTACGCCGGGCCGGTGCGCGGAAAAAACCACCTCGACGGCCGGTTTGTTGAGATTCTGGGTCGCAGCGTCGCTGCCGACCAATACGGATCCATCGCCTTCGGCGATGAGGCCATTAGCCATAATAAACTCCTCGCCGGACGCACCGGCTTTGTGACGTCAGTCGAGGCGAATGATACCGGTGTATATCGGCCTATCGCATTTGATGTCTGCTAGCCGCGGGACACGCAGCTCCGCCTTGCCAAAGGCAGGGGCCAGGACATCAGCCATGCTTTGAAACACGGTGGCCTGCCCTTCTTCGTCGAGCTTGAATGCTTGAGCTTCTTCACTGGTGAGATTGAAGGCTTTGATTAAGGCCTTGCAACACTCCGGCCCCGGCACCGACAAAGGGATGCGCTGTTCGATGCGATCGAAGCCGATCTGCTCATCGACAGTGAAGACGAGGGCGGGCATCGGCTCAATGGCCACCGTGCAACCGTCTATTTTCAGTTCGACGACTGAACTTTCCTGGCGGTGGATTAGCGTCGCCTGCCGAGACAGCATCTCCGCCGCCAGTTGCTCAATGGAGCGCATCAGACAACGCCGCCCGGCGGCATCATTCCCGCCATGGCTGGATCCATCGCCGGCATGCCGGCGTCAGGCGGCAGCCCAGGCGGCCCGGCTGGAGGTCCTGGCGGCAATCCAGGAGGTGCGCCGCCCAGTGCGGCGGGATCCATCGGCGGAGGCGTAGGCTCCAATGAGCCGCCCTTGAGACGTTTCATTACCTCGAGGACCATGTCCCCGAATTCGCGGTAGCGCGTTTCTATCTCTTCCGGTGCACCTTCGGACTGCGCGCGGTTGAAATACTGCTTGGTCAGCTCGAGTAGCAGATCGAGTGGGTGCCATTCCTCGACAGCGGGGAGCGGCTTCGTCTCATCGCCAACGTCTTCCATCATGCGCTCCGCGTTGCGCCGGGGGGCAAGAATCAGTCGATTGGTGTGCGCGATGTCTGGCTCATCAAAGAGCGAAGCCATCATCTCCTGAGGGATGACGCCCTTCTCTGCCAGCTCGGTGGCCTGAGCCAGCTTGCCGGCGCGCGTCCCCGTCAAGAAATTCACCGGCTCAAGCTGGAGCTGGTACTGCTCGCGCCTCATTGCCACGCTGCCAAAGTCGAGTCGCTGCAGGCGACCCTTATCCATCCAAGTCGCGAACAGCTTGCGACCCTTTTCCCCGCTCTTCTTGACCCGTCGCGTCCAGCGCCCGGCGGCGTCCAGAAGGCACTGGGAGACGTCGACCATGTAGTGGCCCACGTCCTCCTCCTGCACTGCGTGGCGGTCGCTGAGCGAGTCCTCTTGCGTATCAAGCGCCACGCCAGATGCGCCTGCGCCGAGCGGACTGCGGCCGGTGCTAAACCACTGCGCACAGCCGGTGTGGTTGTGCATGTACTCGATCTTCTTGTCTATCAGCGCCATTCCGGTCTGACTGACCGGCACCGGGTGGTAGAACTCCGGCGCCTTGGGACCACGGAAGCTGAGCTTGTAGGGTCGATACCCGCTGAGCTTATCGACGGGCATGTCGAAATTCTCGGGGACGACCCAAATTCCCTTGCCTGTCGCGGCAATATTCATCGAGATGTCGCCGACCATTCGGTTAAGCTCCATCTGCTCGCCACGGAGCATCTCGACAATCCCGCGCCCCCAGAACCCAGTCTGCGACGGGAAACAGCTCAGCCGCGGAAACGGGAACCGCTCATCGCGCCACTCGTTGTAGACGAGCGTTGCATTTGCGAGGCAGGCAACGTAGCGGCCGTCCGTTTCCTCGTCGTCATCACCACAGCTGCCGGACGGCAGATGCCACGCTTCCACGAAGTCAATGACGTCACGCTGGCCCATTCCGTTCGTCGACGCCAGCCAGTCTGAGCGATGAGATTCGCCGCGCTCAGGGGCCGCCGGGGCGGCCATGATGGCCTCTTTGTGGTCAGGGAAGCGTGCCAGAAGCGCATCACGACTCACGGTACGGAACCGATGCATCGTGCGAACAGCCTCGGTCCCCTGCTCGGCCTCGTACGGGTCAATCAACAACTCAGAGCGGTGGACGCGCTCGATGAACACGTCGTCATCGGTCTCGTCGACGTAAACCACCCCATCTCCGCGGACCAGCGCGTCGAGGATGATGCGCGGACGGAGTCGATCGTATTTGGACTCCATGAGCTTGCCGTGGAGCCAGCGGCGAAATTCCTGCGCTTTGCGTTTGAGAGACCACTCGGCATCGTCGACGACGAACATCGGCAAACTCTTGCGCCTTGCCAATCGGTTCTTGAACGTCTCAACAATGCTCGTGGTAACGAAGAGTCTCGACGTGTCGAATCCGGCCATCTGCAACGCGCGTACACCGGGATGGTATTTGCCGCCCGAGCGGAGCTGGCGGTTCTCGTAAATAAGATCGTGCTCGCGGTCCTGGCGCGCCATGCGCTTCCAGACTGACCTCAGCTGCTCGGCCCACGGATAGACCTTGCCGTGAATCTGGGGAACTGGTTCCTTGTCGTCGGCGAGCGGCTCGACCCAGAACCGTCCATCACGAGCAGCCTCGACGGATGCGGCACGTTGCTCGGCGCGAGTGCCAGATAGGACGACTTCGGTTGGTTCCATCTAGATCACTGCCTTGTCCCAGTCGATTGGAGGAAGGCCACGGTCCTTCCGGTACCGATCGAGCACATCCCGATCTAACCAAATGTTGCCGTTCCCCTCCCTCCGTCCATTGCCCCCAAGTTCGCGAGGCACCTCGGGGCAGTAGCGCCAGCGAAAGACAGCCACTCGCTCCAGATCGGCCCTTTGACTGCATCCTATGTCACTGGCCCTAAGCCATGCCCATTCCCGGCATGGCTCACTGGCGCACGTGCACATCTTGTACGCAACGCAGCGAAGGTCAGGATCCGGATCGGCAAAGCTGTATCGCCTGTCACTCTCGAACAGCACTGGCGTAAACCACGCATCAGGCAACGTTGATGCACCGCAGAAGGGGGCCGGGCAGCGCCCCGGATTCACCTGTCTCCGATCCTTATCGAAAGGATAAGTATTCATGCCATAAATCATTTCTTAAACGGCCACTCGGAGAGCGGCCACCCGGAGAACAGCGACCGCGTCTCAAGATTGCTGATGCGGAAATTGAGGGCGGACAGGACACGCCCGAGTCCTAGCGCCATTTCCTCAGGCGGCAGACGCCTGACTGACTCAGCAATGGCGATCGAGCGCCACATCGCTTCACCCAGAGGATGGATCCGGATCATTCTTCCTCGAAATCACGCATGTCACCACTCACCGGCGCCGCCGACGCCATCCGCTTGCGCGGATAATCATCGACTACGCCGACGAGCCGCACGCCATTCTTGCCGACCTCGACGACATCACAGCGGATGCCGCGATTACGGAGGAACTCGAGCAGGTCTTTGGCCGCCTCGCAGTGATCACTGACAGAGCGAGGCTCATAGCGCTCGGCACTGGGCTCGTCAACGGGGCCGAGAATTGGGGCGGTCATGAGTCCTCATCAGAGAGGTCAAGGAGGGATTTGGATATATGCGGTTGCCTCGCGGGCAGAATCGGTAATCCCGCACCCGAGGAGAAATTGTGCCTATTCACCCTCTCGAAAGCCTTTTGGGTGACAGCGTCCCAGTCGTTCGCCCGATGATGCCGAATCTCGGCCGGCTCCTTTGGCCAAGCGGCAACGGCGGCATCTAGACGCGCTAGTTCAGCGTCGGTGAGCAGTGTCATTCGACGGCCTCCGCAAGGCTGACGCGCACATCTCTCTTGCGGAGAGGACACCAGTCCGGAATATCAGCCGATGTCCCGTCGCTGTTGATATAAATCAGACGTCCGTCGTCAGTCAAAGTGCACGTGTCGTCGTAGTCGAATGGACAATCACTGCAGCGGGCGACAGTGATCTGGGCATACACCCTTATCACCTCTCTCTTATTCACCTGCCACCTCTGCACCCCTCCGGCCGCTGCCGTATGGCCAGCTGAGCGTCAACGACACCAGGTTGCCAGTATCACTCCTGAACCAGAAGCGATCGTCAACAAATGAGAATCCAGACTCAGTGAGTCCGAGCACAAACGACCGAATGACGTCGCCAGCTATGTCCATGACCGAACTCATTTGCCACTCCAGCGCAAACGAGCCCAGAGTCGCCGCACCCAGCGATACGGCAGGCTGACAATCCAGAGAAAGCGTTCCCGGCGCGTCGCCTCGCGCACGATCGCGGTCCCAGTTTCGACGTCGACCCGCTCAACGACATGAGATGGCGGTCGCCACCAGTCACTGCCGCGCGCAATGCGCATTCCCGGCTCGAAGTTGAATGAGTCATCGGGCTCGCAGAGCGTAACTGCTTTGATGCGATTCACTTGCCGCCTCCCAGCTCTTCCCTGAGCAAGAGCCACCCTGACGGCGATTTCGCGGCCTGAACCACCCTGGCCTCGAACGCTTTCAGCCGCTCCAGTGCAGGCCTGACTTCGGCTTCGAAGGTCATCAAGCGCTGCAGCTCAGCAGCTGCCGACTGAATCTCGGCGCCGAGGGTGAATAGGACATCGCCGCGATGAACGACGGGCGGGACTCCCTTGCTGCGAACAGCGGCGATCTTCGACCGCACAGCCGCTGCCGCCGCAGCCTTCTCTCGCTCCGCCTCAGCAGCAGCCGCCGCAGCGTCCAGCGCGGCAGCATGCCTCTCGAGCCACCGCCCGCCCACTGTGACGTTCGCGTAATCGTCCCAGGCTTCGGGGACGCTTTCCGCGTCCTCGCCCTCGCGAAACCATCGCGCTTCGGGCACGCTCTCCGCGTCCTCGCCCTCGCGAAACCATCGCTCGGCGGTGTCATCGTCAGTCGCTGTCTGGTGAGCCATTTCCGCTGATGCTCCTCGGCCCGGCCTTACGACCAGCCCTCTTGCTCGTACTCGTCGGCTGGCTCTGATGCACGACTCATGCTCTCGATCATTCGACGAGCACGGCGAGCATCGAGTTCGGCTTCGGTCTTCGGTGGGCCGGTGAACTCGAGACGACGCGCAACCATGTCGCGGTAGGCGTAGAGCGATGCGTCGGACGCGTCGTTGCCGAGCTTCTCGCCGTTCGCATTGGTGCGGTCTTTCCACTCGACGCGCTTGCCGGTCCCCAGCACCTTCCAGTGCAGTTCCTTTTGCTCCGCGAGCAACGCGGAGTCCTTCCGGTAGAGGACGCGTCCGGCGTAAATCTCGCCGTTGAATAGATCGATCCACGTTTCCTTGCCGTGCTTCTCGGCGTCCTCGATCGGCAGGCCCATCGCTTCGCGCCAGCCCTCGAGTGTCGACTTGGCCATAGCTCCGCCCGCATCGCCCCGGAACGTCACCAGCGCGCCCGCGACCTGCTCGTACACACGGTGCAAGCGCACGCGCATCTGATCTGTGATCAGTCCCGACCGCTTCCAGCTCCCCATTTCGTAGATCTCGGCCACCTGCGGCGAGAAGGCCCACAGCACCCAGGCAAACGGGTCGGAATGGCCGAAGTCCACGCCTAGCGCGAAATACCAAGTGATCGGCTCCTGATTGCCGTCCTCGCTCGTGACGAGCTGTGGCAAGTCTGCAACCGCTTTGGTGTGGTCGTAGAACCCTTCGCTGTTGACGCGTGACAGAGCGTAAACCACAGGAGGCTTCGCGTGGACCGCGTAGACGTAAAGCGCGTCGCCCGTTGTCCATTTACCCAGCCACTCACGAATGAATTGCGGGGGCGGGTCGTTGATATCCCAGCCCTTGGCCTCGAGTACCGCACCAGCCGTTGCCGCCCAGCGTTCCTCCGCTGTGCTGCCGTAGCGCGGATTGTCCGTGACCGACCACTCGTGCACTTCCCAACCCGGGGCTCGTGGCCCCTGCTCGGGCTCCTTAGTTACCTCGAAAAAGAGACCGCTGAGATTTTTCGACGGCGTGCCGGACAGCCAGAGCTCACCGGCTTCGTCGCCCGGCTTGGCCAGGAGGGGGACCACAACCTCGTCGACGAAGTATTCGAGGGATGGGAACTTCTGGGCCTCGTCAACCCAGACGATGTGTTTGTCGCCACCGCGAAACTTGTCGGCGTCTTCAGGACGGTCAGCGGCAAAAATGCTGAGCTGCGAGCCGTTGCGGAAATCAATAATAAGTTCGGACTCATTGACGTAGACGTCCGTCTTCGGATTGCGGTCGAAGTCGTCGCGGTTCTTTGCGACGCGTAGTCCGAGCTGCTCGATGAGGTCACGCCAGCCATCCCGCGAGTCGGAGCGCCAAGCCAGGCGCTTCGCTTCAGCACGCGTTTCATTGCAATAGGTGACGCGAAAGTTGGCGGCCTCGAGGCAGCGAGCCATCGTCTCGCGGCATCCGCCGTGCGTCTTGCCGGCGCGGCGAGTCGTCTTCGTCGCCTGCCGCTTGGCCCGGCTGGTATACCCCGCTCGTTGCTTCGGGTGGTAGACAGCCCGGCAGCGAGCCGCGAGCTCGCGAAAGCGCTCCTGACAAGAAGCAGCTTGCTCCTGATTCCTTGTCGCCAAATCACGGCGGCGGGCTTTCTCCGCCAGCAGCGTGGCGAGCGAAATCAGAACCAGCGCAATCACGCGCAGGCTTTCTCCTTGAGCCGCTCGATAATTACTTCGCCTTCATCGTCCGAGGCGTTGAAGACGGCCTTGCCCGTGACCCGAACGCGCATTGGGTCAACAACCTTCAGCGTGCGGTCAGAAACGAGCACGACGAGATACCCGTCGCGCCAACCGATAACGACACCCTCAGTCGTGTCATCGGTAACAAAGAAATCGATTAGACCCGGGAATTCGCCCATTTACCTCACTCCTTCCGGCGTCCAAAACCACTGCAGAAATTCACCGCCCGCCAGCCCGGTGGATCGACAGCCCACGACCCGTCGCCGTGAAATGCAACAGCCACCAGCCAGCCGACAGATTCTTCGCCATCCAGAGGATCTAATCCATAAAACCAAGCACTCCATCCGCGCTCCTCGTCCTCGGTCCAGCCTGGAGCTCTTGTTTTCTTCCCTCTCGCCTCCCTGTCCTGGAAATCCATCTCAGCCGCGATCAGCTCAGCGGCTCGTATTTCCACCGGGCAATCCATCTCACCGCACTCCTTCTGGCACCCAAACTAGAGGCTCGTCGGCCGGCTGACTTGGTGCATCGTCGGCCACTTCTCGACCCAGGACGCGGCACAAGAACTCGAACACCGCGTCGTAGATACCGGGCGCCTTGCTCTCGCGTGGGCCGGCGATATTCAGTGACGTGACCTGGCGCTTCTTGAGCCAGGCGATCACGTCGGCCACTCGCTTGTTGCTCGGCGAGAGCGTCGGGTGCAAACCAACCATCAGCAACGGGCGATTGTGTTTTTTGCACAGCTTCTGCGTCAAAAGCGATCCCCCGGTGAGGCGCTCGCCGTCGAAGTGACAGAGCATCGTGGCCGCTGCGTGTTTGACATTTAGCGCCGTGCGCTGCGTGTAGCTAGAGCTCGATGCTTCCTCGAGCCTGTATTGCTCGGGAATGGAACCATCCTCGGAGAGTCGCCCCTTGGGACAGAAGCCAGCGTGCGGGATGCCGACGGCAATAGCGGCGTCCAGCCCAGCTCGGTCGGCGCCAGTTTGGCCGCCAGAAACAACGACCTGGACAGGGAGGCCGCGGCGAGGGACGAGAATGGGGTCACTCACATCTGTCACGACTTCACCGTCACGCACTTCTTGAAACCGCACATCCAATCCCCGTAGGCGAACTCGCCGTAACAGGCAAGGGGAAGCAGCACAATGCCCAGGGCAAATACGAAGGCGACCAGCCAGATCAGCCTATCTTCCCAGGTCCAGGGTCTTCCCCTTCGCCTCACAGTTTCCTCTTGCGCGAACCCCTGCGGACCTCATCCGCCACGAATCCCGCCATCATGGATGGCAGTTCCTTAAGGGAGGGCGCCCTTTGTTCCATGAAGGAAAAGAACTCCTCCATGATTTCCTTCATTTGATTACCCGACTGATTCTTCATGGCTTCTCCTCTGGTAGTACGATTTCACTTGGTGGCGGAACCAACGGCTTACGCGCCCCCGGTGGCCGACGAACTGGAGTTGGGGGCGGCGCATAAATCGGCTGCTCTGGCGGAGACTCAGCCACCACGGGTTGCGCGGGGAGCGCGGCCTGTACAGAGGCGAAGTCGGCTCTTGCGTCGAGCAAAGCCTTCGTCGGCGCCAACACTGCGCCCTGCGGCGGACCGTCGCTATCGCCCACGTAGCGCAGCAAGCAGCGATCAACAGGCACGGAGACAGTCACATAGGCGCTCGCCGGCACAATTCCATTGGCCCCGCACTCGACTCGGGCCGCCTCGGTCATCGATCCATTCGTCGGTGCCGTGATGAAGACGCGATCGGCTCCGACGTGAACACGGACGTCGCTGTGCTCTTTTCCGGCTGGCTCGATATCTGTGATCGATTTGCGGCCTGGGAGCGTGAGCGGCTCGTAGAAATGGATGCTGTAGAGGACGGACGTCATTTAGCCCTCCCATTCAGATTCGTCGCCAGAAGCACCAAGGCTAAGAACAAGCTCCTTGATCAACTTCCTTTTCTCGATGCCGCTCTGATGGAGTTCATCGTTCAAGAGGCGCAATTTCTCCTCTGCGGCCTTGCAACATTCGACCGCGCGGTCAGCCTCCGAGTATAAAGAACTAAGCCTTTCAATAGCTTTTTTGAGCTCGGGAATTATGACATCAGTGTCACGCGCGTCACCCTTCATCTATTTCTCCTTCGGCCGAGGAAGTCCTCGACGCTGCGATACACAACGCTGATGCCGGCATTCCCGGCTGCTGATATCAGCCCGCGCTCTACCCCGAGATTCCGCTTCGAGTTCCTATTCGTGCGCTCGGATGGTTGAAACGTGTAGACCAAATCGTCGCGCACTCCAGCAGCAGCGACCATCCGCGTGAAGAGTCCAATGCGGCGCAGCGGCAATGGCTGGCTACCGCCCTCAACTCGTATCTCGCGCCGGACAGATCCGAAGTGCACCGTGACTACCGGACCCGGCGTGTAACAGAGCCACGACCAGATCCACGTTGGGTCCGTCTGGCTGGCGCCCACGAGAAGCCTTGTATCGGGGTCCTGTAATAGACCGTCGGTCACCACTGAGCCGAAGTAGGCTCGGTACTCCGGTCCACGTAGTCGCCGACAGCGCTCCGATAGACGCCAATTCTGACGCCAGCTGTCGAGGATGTACGGCAGGTCCTCGGGGATAGGATCGCGAAAGTTGATGCGGACAACGGGTTGCATCATTCACCGCCCAGGTCCGGCCACGACTCGATATTCACCGCACGGCAAACTCCGCAATAGGAGCGACCGACCCAATCGCACACTGGGCAAGTGCGGCGCAAATGAAGTCGTGAGCCATGGCCCTCAGAACATGAGTAAGTTCGGTACATGCAATTGCTATCGTGATCGTGGCCTGGCGGAGAAAGGTAGCCAACACAGGTCCACGTGGTCTCGTCGTGCGCAACGAACGGCAGACCGCAACGGCAGCGCTCGATCGTTCGGCGGAGTGGGCCCTGCCATTCACAGACCGGATGGATTGATGCCGATGGAGCCACTGAAATCACCACGGCGCCTTGCGCATGGCCTGTAGAAAAGTCTCGATATCACGAAGCGAAAGAGCAGCGGACCGTTACTCGATCCCGCGGTCGGCAGCTTGCACTTTTGACAAGGGCCGGCGCCATTGGGAATCCACTGCTCAAGACCAATGATGCGGTCGTCAGGCTTTGCTGCCCTGTACTTCGTCGTCACGACACCGCCAGGATCCCATCCAAGGCTAACGATAACCTCGTCCGTGTAGACGCTCTTGAGCATCTCCTCGTAGGCGGTCAGGGTTAGCATCTCCTCGTAGGCGATCAGGGTTAGATTTTTGCTTCGCCCTGGTAGCTCCTTCGGCTTTCGCCTCCGAGCAAACCAGCCACGCTTCCGAGCCCAGCGATAGCGGAGCCAGCCCATGAGGGTCGGGGCTTCGTCGTCGCAGTCGTCGCAGGTACTCATTTGACAACCACGCATTTCTTGAAAGCACAGGCCCAGTCGCCGTAGGCCCAGTTTCCGTAGACAGCCAGCACGCCAGCGACAATGCTTGCCAGGACCAGAATCAGCAGTACGGCCCCCGCCTTGACGACGAACTCCTCTCGGCGGCGGGCCAGGCCAATCCGGCGCATCCTCTCCTCGTCCATCACTTTGGCGCCCCTCGGTTCACGGCCGTGTAAATGAGCGAGCATCCCAAGCTGGCGATAGCTGTTGCCCACGCCGTCGTGGCGTCTCCGCCCACGATCATACCTATTACGGCCGGCGCTAATACGATCAGCGCCAAGACGAGCGCCCAGACAACAAACATGTGCACGAGCTCTTTCACTTCGCTGACTCCTCCTTCGCCGGATCCGCATCTGGCAGCGCGCACTTGTGAGGATTCGATCCATTCGGCAGCGTCTCGGGAAACAGAATCTCCTTGCAATGTCGGCATCTCGGCGGGCGAAAACCGGAGGCAATGCGCCCAAATCGGTCAAATGTCGTCATGACTTAGACTCCTTCTTCCGTGCAACCAACGCCTCAATCTCCTCGAGGCTCATCCGCTCCAGCCTCAACGCCACCTCGGCCGCAATAGCCGCAGCAAGCCCAGCATCGCTGAGCTTCTTTGCCTGGCTTTCCTCGGACTCATCCGTGAGTCCCGAGAGTCGGCCAAGACGGAACCAGGTTACCGAGGCCACGCTGCGCTCGCCGCGCGCATGACAGTCCCGCGCCAACGCTTCCATCTCGGTCCGAATGACCGAGGCGATATCCGTCTCCTGAAGGCGCTGCTTGATCACGGCGTAGGCACGCCTCAGATCTTCTGCCGCCGTCGTACCGCCAATGCCGAACTCGCTCATCAACGACGACTGGACCTCGACGTACGGCCTTCCGGGTCGCCCTCTTGCTGGTGTGAGCAGCTCAAGCGCTCTGGCGAGGCGCTGGGGCGCAGGAGCGTTAGCAACTAACGCGTCAGACTGCGCCTTACTGCGGTCTTTCGCATACTTATCTGGCTCTACTCGCTTCTTGCGGGGCATCTGGTGCTGATGCGACCGTTGGGTCGCTGCCTGCCCGCACTCAGCCACGACTGGGTTCGCGAGGCGCGTTCCGTGCCGCTACCGCGCAGTCAAAGCGCCGACTGGAACGAACGTTGGATCCAATTCCTCGGCCGACTCAGCTGCCCTCAATTTGTGCAGGGCTCGAATTTCGATCATGCGGACTCGCTCTCGAGTCACCCCGAATACCTGAGCGATCTGCTTGAGCGTCATGTGCGCGGTGTTGATCTGACCGCCGTCCTCCGGCTCATCACGGCCCGGGATGAGATCTGGATTCTCGACGTAGTCCAGGACGCAGGTGGACGGGATTTTCTCCGCCAGGGCCACGACTGCGTCGACTGCCTCGTCGAGATCCCTCATCTTGACCTGACCGGCGGAGTTGCGCTTGCCGGCGAGACTGACGCCCTCACCATGTCCACCGCGAGCTCCAACGATTATCGACTCAGCATTCTCGATTCGTCGAACGTCGAGTAAGACATTGAATTCGCAGCGAATCACGGGACAGATTCCCGGGCCGCGACAGTCCCTGACCGTCCTGGGCAGCTCCACCTTTGCCAGTGGAATTACGTCTAGCGCTGCCTGCGCGGCAGCCTCTGACTCTCGGCGCCGGCGCTCGGCCATCGCTTCGGCAGCACGCCGGCGCTTTTGATTCCGTTTGATGTAGCCGTCGGCGAGCACTCCAGCTGCTGCCAGACAGCCTCCGAGACAGGCCCACCACGGCGTCTCAAGTTGGTTGGCTACATCGTCAAATAGCCCCTTCTGGACCGTGGGGCTCATCGATAGGGGCCTTCGCGTAGCAACTTGACGGTCGGAGCATCGAGAGACTCCGTTGCCTCGTAGGCGGCTATCGCGCTGGTTGCGTTTCGCACCAGATCGTCAGCCGTACCGATGTGATCGTCCACGCACAGGACAGCGCGGGCGCCGTTGGGCAGGATACAAAACCAGCGATATCGCGGCCGACCCGTTAAAGTCACCCCGATCCGCTCGGCCTCCAGGACGATCCTGGGGGCGCTCATCGGGCCTCGGTGTCAGTAATAATCTCCCACTCGCGACCGTGGCCGTTGTGGCGTGGGACTGTCGTCACAACACCGCCGAGCATGGTGGCGGCAGCGTTGGCAGCCGTCCAGGTGTCGTACACCTTGGCCGTCTTGGGTTCTCCCCAGATTGGGAGATAGCAGCCAGGTCCGTAGTACTGGACAAAGACGTGCGTCGGCGCCTTGGGGTTGTAGACGCAGAAGCCGCGCCTCTGCTGCTCAACCAGCGGGTTGTGATACTGGCGCTCTCGGGCGATTGCGTTCATAGCGCAAAACTCCTTGTTAGGGCTCCAAGACTCGATGCTCGGTCGCGAAAGCGTTTCGTCTGAGCTCGGGCGTCAGACGCGAATCTCCTCGACGGCAGGAGCGACATGGCGCTTCCGTGCGTAGGTGCGCCTCCCTTAGAGGGAGGGCCGCCGTCAGCCGGGCGACGCAGGTAGTCGAGGCGCTCGCAGAATACGACGGTCGGAAATTGCAGCGGGTGAGCTGGACTACCCTGGAGCTGGACCAGTTGCTCGAGGGAGAAGCTCAGCCAGCACGCGCCGTCAATTCGGCCGGCGATCCAGTGCTCGACTAGACGCTCCCAGAACGCTCGCACCTGACTGCGCTCGCCGCGCTCCTTGTCTCCGCCCGGGGCGTTAACGAACACGCAACCGCTCCAGACCTGGGTCAGGCCGTTTAGCTCGCGATCGAAGAAACTTCCAGCCCTGGTCGTGTACCGCTGCCAGTAGGCGGAGCTGCAGGGATCGAGATCTATCTCGCCCAGCGTGTACCGAGCGAGCTCCACGGCAATAGGAGGGGAGCCGTGCTCGCAGGTGGCCCCGCTGTGCTGGGCGTTCTTCACCGCAACTCCTCCCACAAGGACATCCGATGTGTGAATGCGTCGATTCCTCTGGCGGAATTCATCGAGACGGAGACCGCTCTGTCGTCCCAGAATTCGTCGAACTTGCCGCTCTTGACAGCGGTCACAGGAAGCCGACAGCCAATGTGCTTCTCGCACCAGGCCTCGATGTGCCGACGGGCATCTTCGACGGACTCCCCGTCTTCTCGCCAGGCGTCAAAGGCGACCCGGGCCGTGAATATCTCCACGCGCCACCCGCGCTCCAAGGCCGCTTTGACCCGGCGCAAGGTCCCCTCGATTGGGTCGCCAATATGCGCAATCCCCCTCCACGTCGAGTAACTCGCCAGCGTCCCGTCGAGATCGCAGGCTATGACCGGCACCCGCGTCATTGGCCGCGCATCTCCAGGTATTCCACCCACGCCACTGCAACCGCAGCCAACTGAATCAGCTCCTTGCGGAGCTCGGCACCTTTGAGGTTATTCACCGAACCGATGGCTTCCTGGAGTGCCTCGCATGCCTCGCCGTATTCCTCGCCAAGGGCAGTAATGCGCCCCAAGTCGCTCATTCCCGGATCGGCGAGTGTGTTCGGAAAACGCCCGCCATCGCGGAGCTTGTCCTGGCGGACGCGCTCAGAATAGACGAGTTCAAGGACTCCTCTCGTCAATGGTCCGGCGTACGTCAGGACCGGCTGGCAGCGTGTGCGCTGGCCGTCGCTGGTCACCAACCAGACGCCCTCGGCGTCGCTTTCCCAGCGCTCCGCTTTGGCACTGTCGCTAGATGGTTCTATTGCACCGCCGCTGGCCTCTAGCTCGTAATTGCACCCCCCGGCATGGCCGAGAGTGCGAACGCAGTCGGTTCGTAGCGTACAGGGGGCCATTGTCATTGCGAAACCTCCGGCAAATGTCTTTCAGCGCGACACCAGACTTCCCAATTCGTAATCCAGTGATAGAGAACGGTCGACGATCCGAGGTCACTGGAACCCGCAAGCCTCTCGCGGCGGAGGAGATAACCTGACATGCCACCAACACCAAAAAACATCTGCTGGGTCGTTGGCTGATAGATGCCTCGTGTTATCCATCCCGCACTCTCAGCAATACGAAGCAGCTTCTCGGACCAGGCACCCGCATCAGGTTCTCCGGGTCTGCCATTGCGTGGCGATCCGATCGCGAGAGTCAGATCGTTTCCATGGAATGACCCGCGTCTAATAAGACGCACGACGCACTGGATATGCGGAAGACTCAATAGCGCTCTGACTTCCTCGCTGCATATTGAGCTCTTCTCGTTGCGAGAATCCGCTCTCGATTCACCTCGTAGCTCAGGCGCTTGTTGGCCCTCTCGCGTTCTATATTCTTGCGATAGTTGCGGCGCCGGCGTTCTTTCTCTCGTTCGTGATTCCGGTAGTAGTTCTGCCGTCCCAACTCCTTCACCCTTTCCGGGTTTGTGATGCGTCGACGACGGGCGGATGCCCTGTCTAACTCTCGTGCTCTTTCTGGATTCTGAAGGCGGCGCCGCCGCTTGTAGTTTCGATTCTTTTCTCGGAGCTTGTCTGGATTCTCCAGACGCCAACGACGACTCCGCTCTTTTAGACGCTCTTTTTGCTGAGCGCTGCGCGACTGACAGTACTTCTCGACGGCTACTTCCAGTCGATGCGCGGCTGGCTCGTCGAATAGTTCCCGCAGTTCCTCCTGGAGATTCTCCCAGGGCATCGGTCGAGTACTCCTGCTTCACTGCTGCTCCTTACACGGTTGGCCGGGGACTACTTCCGTGGGCTCTCCGAGACCGCCGGCTGCCTCGAATCGGACAAATGCTGCGCCGCTGATTGCGAACGAACAGACCCCGCGTGAACTTGGCGCCAGCTCACGCAGGGGACCGCGACGCACGACAGGAGGGGACGGCCAGACAAGACGAGCGCCGGGGCTAAAATCCTCCGCGAAGTGTCGCTCGCCATTCTTCTTGGCCTTGACCTTCGGCGCCGCCCGCCCATCGCTGCCGTCGTGGACCAATTCATCCGCCCAGCATCCAGTCGACGTATTTGCGCTCGAGAATCAGCACGCCGTAAATCGCAGTCCCAATCGCGACCGCCCAGACGATCGCATACAGAGGCTTGGCGACAGCGCTGGCGACCTTGGATCCTCGAGTGCGCAGATCGGGAATGCTCATGACGTCTTCGCCTTTCTGCCTCGCTTGCCCTTGGCCGGCGGGGGCGGGATCGGCTCCTCGGACGGAAGCTCTCCCTCATCGTCGGGCATGTGCGCCACGATGTCGCCGGCCGACGACGTCACAAGCTCGGGCTCGTCCTCGTACTTGACCTGGTGATTGAATCCGTTGAAGTCGTCCTCCTCCTCCATTCCTGGAAGGGACTCCTGCAGATCGGACGGAAGCGCCGGACGCCGATCTACTTCCTCGTGCGTGTCCGCGCGCCGGACGATCACGTGCGCACCCTCAACCAGCTCGTAGCAGGCGGTCGTGCGCATTTCCTCGCCGCTGTCGATCGCGGCCGTCAGTCGATCAACGTCCGACCCAATCTCGGCGAGTTGGCCCTTGAATTGGGCGGCAACGTTTTTGCGCTTCTCGTCGAGCACATCCCATTCGACTTTTCGACGCGCAAGCCGCTTGCCGTAGTCGTGGATTTCGTCTCGAGAGAGGATATGCGGAATCTCACGCGAGAAAATTCGTCGCACCGACGGTGGGGCTTGGTAACTTTCTTCTGCCGTCTGCATCATTGAGTCCTCTGAGAGAGAAGGTTTACGGCCTTGAGTCGGCCGAATAGGGCCAGGCCGATTGAGTCAAGAACGTGAGGGAGGGCACCCTTGGTTAATCGTGCGGCTGTGCGCCGGTAGACTGCGGCCAGTCGCTTGTGCAGGTCGACATCGCTGCCTCGGTGGCATCCGAGGGCTCTGCGCCAGGTAATAGGCACCGGCGTCAGATGATCCTTCTTGGAAGCGATTACCAGACCGAGGACGCCGCCCGCAATGGCATTCGTCTGCGCTGCTGATTTCGCGTTGCCCGATTTCTTTGTCGTCCGACACACCGGACAGATGGCCTCTCCCTCGGTCGGACGCCCGAATCCGCCCGGGCTGGGCCACTCGATGACGACGAGGTCGGCCAGGGATACCCGGGGGCGAATGGCGACGAGAACTTCCTCGGCGCGTCGCTGCATGTCGCCGGTCTCATCTTCGCAGCCCGTGACGACAGTCCCGCAGTCGCGGACTCGTGCATCGCGACTATCAAGCAGCGCCCACCCGCAATTCGCCAGACCTGGATCCACTCCGAGAATCAGCACGACGCCTCTCTGCGGTCCAAGTACTTCGCTTGTCGGAGCTTCTGACTAGCGAGGTGCACTGCGCACGACTTACGCCCGGGCTCCGCCGGCCTCAAGCAATTTGTGCAGATTCCTGCAGCAGCCTTCTCCGCCCTGCGGCGACGGTTCCCGGCATTGAGCACGTCTTTACCGTCTCGCGTTTTCCTGTAGCGGGACGCTCTCGCAACAGAATGCTCCCTGCACTCGAGACATCTGCGCTGGTCGCCCGGCTGGAGACAAGCTGCGCAGTCGACGCAGCGTTTCTCGGCAACGCGCGACCAATATCGGATCTTGCGATAAAGCTGCCGGTCGGTCACGGGACACCTCCCAGTTGAGTTTGGAGGTCGAGTTCAGATCCTGTGTCATCGATATCTCGAATCGAATGAATCGCTAGATCAAGAATCACATCCGCGTGAACCTCATCGTCGCCCTGGTTTCGCTTAAGCACGTCGAGAGAGCCGAGAATCGGATTTGCCTTTGGGTCGTACTTCCCCGGTCTGTTGATTCCGATTACGAGCTTCGGAACTTTTACAGTCGCGTAGCTGTCGGCCCAATCGTCAATTCTCGGGGCACGGCGCTCCTTGACCACGTCGTCTTTGACCTGGGACGCAACCACCACGGCGCACTCTTCACCCGGGATGCCGCAGCCCTGAGCAAGCCATTGCAATCGGTTCATTGCGTTCGCGATCGCCTCGGTCCGCTTCTCGACTCCACGCGGATAAACCATCCGAACTACTTGGATGTAGTCGATAAAAACAGCCAGTCGCCGTTTTCGTCCGCCGAGTGACGACTGCATCCTCGGCCTACGGCTGCGGACGTCGGCGATGATGTCGTCAACGCTCCAATTCGCCGACGGTATAATCACCTCGCGACGTCGCCACAGCTGCTCTCGTACTTTCTGCAGGCGACGAAAAGCGAACTCGCCAGGGGAGCGCATTTGGAGCGCGTGGTCCAGATTCCTGCGACGCGCGATCGCCTCAGTCGGAACGCCGGAGTCCTGGGCTGCGCCGCGCTGGCCCCAAAATTTGAGCGGATCCTCGCCGGAATACACAAACGCGAGGTCGTCTCCCAGGACGGTCTCACGCGCAGAGGCTCCGAGGTAGGTCGATTTCCCGTGACCGGTCGCGCCCATGATCAGCGACACGGCGCCGATCGGGTGGCCGCCGGTCCCGGCGTCGAGCTTTCGCGAGGCGGTCGGAAGCCCAGTAACCACGCGCTCGCCTCTCTCGATCGCTTCAAGGTCGGCGGCGAGGGAGTCCAGCTCCTCGCGAATCAGATCACCGAGAACTCGGCCGACGTCGTCAGTTCGCGATCGGATACGGAGCAGGCGATTAAGCGCCCACTGGACAGCTTCGTCTCCCTCGAAATCCTCGTCGTTGCCACCAAGTCGCTCGATGACCTCGGCCGCGGCGAGTTTTAGTTCCCTGGAGGTCCGATGCTTTTTCAGCAGCGAGGCGTATCGCTCGACGTTGCTCGCGGTCGGGACGTGCAGCGAAAGCTCCAGCAAAAAGCCAATGCACCCAGCGTCGCCCAGCGGACCACCCAGCGGAGCTGCCTTCCCGAGGCGCTTGAGCTCGGCGGCGACCGTGATCGGGTCGATTGCGTCGACGCCGTCGTGCTCGATATTTCGCATCGCGCAAAAAACGGCCTGGTGCTTCGGGTCGTAGAAATCTTCGACCTCGAGATCGGAGACCAAGCCAAGTGCGGAATTATTTAGAAATATCCCACCAAGGACGCCAGCCTCGGCGTCCAGGTCTGCATGGCGGCGGTGATTCACAGGGCTTTGCTCCGCCGTGGCATCGGCTCGTACGCCGGTGGAACAAAAGCCGGTACCGACGAGACAGCCCACTTGTCGAAGTGTTTGACGAAGGTCCCCCAGTCGCGACTCTCGGGCCACTGGTGGCGCGGGCGCGCGAAAAAGTTCTCGAGTCTCCGGACGACTTCGTCGGCAGAATGGCTCGTGAGAAGGCGTTTCGCGTGGGCTCCGACGTCGGCGGTGTAGGTCGGTTTGACCCCGTGCGCTTTCTCAAACGCCGTCCAAAAAGCGTCGATGACCCGCTGGTGGTCTCCGGTCGGTCGGTCTCTGGGTTTTGGCTTGGGCTCGATCCGGGTCTCCTGCACCGAAAGCTCCAGTGCCGGAGGCGGAGCCGAAGGCACTTCTGGGATCTTCTTCTCTGAAAGAGAAGAAGAAGAAGAAGAAGGGCTGGACTCCGCTGGGCTCGTGCTGGCGAGCGCTGGTCCAGCGGACCCAGCGACCGCTGGGTTTTCGGCAAAAACGGTGTGAGAGACCGATGGCAGCATCCTACCTTTCGCGTCTCTTCGCGCTCCAGCGGAGCGCGCGCGACCAGCGGATGCGGACTGCTCCTTCCGCTCGCCGAGCCACTCAATACGGCCCTTGGTGCCCCTGATTCTGATGCCGCCGTCAACGACCTCGCCAAGCCTGGCGCGCGTCAGGCCGTCCACCGCGTTAGCTCCGAGCATCGCCTCCGCGTCCTCCACCGTCACGACGTACGACTGCTCGCGCAGACACTGATTCCACAAGCGGAGCATTTTCCCCCGCGCGTGGTCCGCGTCTGCCAGGCCGCAAATTCTGGCGAGGGCATCGAATCGCGTGTCGGACAGAGCCGAGCAGGAAACGGTCACCCCGGATGCTTCGCTCATCGCCGAGCCTCCCATTCACGCGCCATTGCCTCCAGCTCCGGCTTTGCCTCGTCGTGGAGTAGCTCTCGATACGACCGGCGCTCTCGTCGCTTGACGTCGAGGAGGACGAGTACGACCGGCAGATACGCGCAGCTCAGAAGGAAAAGAGCGAGCACTGGTACTCCTTTGAAAAAGGAAACCCCGGATTTCGCAGCCGGGTCTGCCGTCACGGCGATTGGCCGACGGGGCGCATCTGGCCAGCCAGCGACGTGACGCAAAAGAAATCAAGGTTTCACCCTCTCGTCGTCGATTAGCTCAACACCGCTCTCGCCAAAGCGGGCGGCAACTCTGTATTCGAGGTCGCGCAAGCGCTCCTTATCGGAGCGAGGTCTCACGGGCGCTGACTTGCGCCCGAAGCACGACATCGACGCATCCAGATAGTCAGTGCGCTCCTGCTCAGTCGCGAAGCGAAGGACCTGAAACCGGAGCCTCTGGTCGAAGTAGCGGCCGTCCTCTCCGTCAAGCGCCTGACGGATATGCGATTTGGTCAGTCCAGTTGCCCCGACTACAACGTCGAGACCGAGCCGGGCGACGATGTCGCATAGCACTCGCCGAGCACGGCGATCCGACTCATCGACCTGCGCCGCGGAAACTCCGGCTCCGGCTACTTTCGCGAATAAATCCGCGGTCATCGACGGCTCCGCGGAAACGCATGGAAAAGGTTTTTCCGGACAATTCCATGGCGACGATCGACACCTCGATCAATGCTGATCTCGTGAAGGGCGCTGTGGTCACCAGTGATGAAATCAGAAAGATATTGACGGTAATATTTCCTAGTGGCAAAAGTGGCAGATCGCTTTGCGAACAACACTTAGGCTGCCTCTTTGGAGGCTCGTTGGGCGAACTCAAGAGCAGTGAGGCCGTAGGCCTTCAGAATCACGGGCAGATCGTCGGCGGGGAAGGTGCAGGTGCCGGTTTCAAGTCGGCTGATTGTTGAGATATCGCTCCTGAGTCTCTCGGCGACGTCCGAGAGCCTCTCATTCGCCCCCTGTCGGGCCTGGCGCAGCCAGTCGCCGATCCACGGGGTCATGCGGCGCCTGCCTGCGAGACCCTTGTTCTTTGCCATATCGAGAGACAACCTTGCACAGAGTACAAAGTTCGTCAAGACACGTTGAAAGCTCGTCTCGACAAGTTGACCTGTGTACAACCTATAGCCCCGATACCATTCGGAACGTGAAGACAGCTGACGCCCGTAGACAGACCTTTCCCGCTCCGCAGTGGTGGATCGACGCTGCGTACTCGGCAACTCGTATGAAGGGATCGCAGGCAAGGCTGATTCGAGACCTGCGGGTGCGATTCGGCGCTACATACGACCCGGCGGAGGTCTCGCGCTGCTGCAGCGGTGAGAGGGTGCTCGTGGTGCTCGCGCAACAAATTTCTTCGGTCCTTGGGATTCCCCAGCCGATTTACATTCCGGTCACCCTAGAAGAGTCAGTGCGGATGGGTCAGCAGCGGGAACTGACTGATCGCCGAGCGCTCGCCGAGCACAGACTCACACTAGAGGTCGATCCAAGAGTCGAGGCTGTCAGGACTGAACTACAAGAAGAGGTGAGCGTTTCTGACACAGTCCAGGTTAATCACGCGCTAAGCTCCACTCATGGCAGCAGACTATCGGGACGATCCAGACGAGTGGGCAGTGCTCGGCCGCGAGTTGCAAAAGGCTGATCCACGCAGATATCTCGAGTTACTCAGCCTGGCGCGGAAGATCATCGAAATACATCGGGACCCATACTCTCTCTCTCACGGTCTCGATCCGTTCTACTCCTGGCCAATGAACCAGAAGCACTTGTCCTAAGGTTTCGAGTACTTTGCAGACAGTACAAAATTGAGTCTTGACGGCCGCCCATATTTTGTAGAAAGTACAAAGTATGGATGCCGCGCTCAATTCAGGGCCGCTCACTGGCCCTTCACGTTGTAGCCGTACAACCCTCTCGCTGGGTCAGCGAGCGTTCGAGATCGACGGGCCGGACGGCGGCGAATATGCCGTCTCGGTCTCGGACGGATTGGCCACTGTTTGGCGTCAGTGTCGCAATGACGTGACCGGCTACCCCGGTTGGGAATCCGTGGGCGATGCGTTGTGGAACGGGTACGCACTCGTCGAATGCGACGACGAGCTCACTGACGCTGTTATCGCCGGGGCGGAGGACACGATCGCGGAGGTGCTGTCGTGACTCGCCTGTGCGATCTGTGCGGTGGGTGGGGCGTGTACCCAGTCTGCGCCAAGTGTGGCGTGCGGGTCGCGGCCACGCGGGCTGACGGGGTCGACGTTGACCGAGTCGCGCGGAAACGGAAGGTGGCCAAGTGATCGGCCCGTCATGGCTCTCCGTCTATGGCGTCCCGCCGGATGTCTACGGCGGACGAGATGCACTCGTGGATCTCGCGATCATCGGCTATGCGATCGGCGCGGCACTCAACGCCGAGAAGCGGATGACCCGCGGCTCGACGCGATACTCGCGGTCGTTCGACCGAACCACGCCGATTGCCGTCCGCTCACTGAGCGAGGTGGCCGGTGAATGGCACCAGGAGCTCGCGTCCAGATGAAGCCGATCGCCAAGGACGACGTGACCCGTCTGCGCGAGATTCGCGCGGCTGCTTTCTACGCGCACTGCACGCGCTGTGACGACTGCAATTTCGACAAGCCGTGCATGGGGTGCGCATTCAACAACGCCAGTGACACCGGGCACTCGTGCAATTGCCGCGGAGAAGGCGCTCGCCTTAGGAAGGCGGCTGGATTTTGAGCGCAGACCGATGGTCTGTCACGCGTATGCGCGCTTGGCACCGTTGTCATAGGCTTTACCACTACCGCTATTGCCTCGACCTTGGCGAGCCGCAGACCGACGCCCAGGCCTTCGGCTCGGTAGGTCATGAAGTTCTCGAACACTGTCTTCGATCAGACAAGGGGGAAGAACTTCCGGAGTTGCGCTCAAAGTTAACGGACGCCTACGAGCTAGCGAGGCTACAGGCTAGCCTGTATGGCTACAGAACGCGTTGGTCTCATGTCCGATGGGAAGTCCTAGGCGTTGAGGTTCCGTTTGAATTCGAGCTGGCTGGACACGTAATCAACGGCCGGATGGACGGCATCGTGCGTGACCTCGACGACGGTCGAGTGTTCGTTCTCGAGCATAAATTCACTTCGTCTGACACGTCGCCAGGATCGTCCTATTGGGAAAGGCTTGCTGTTGATACGCAGATTGGTGTTTATATCGATGGAGCTGCAGTGCTGGGGCACGATGTGGCCGGTGTTATCTACGACGTAATCGTAAAGCCTTCGCATAAGGTAAAGCGCGCAACTCCACTCGCCGATCGCAAATACACAAAGGGCTCAGCGAAAGAGCTGCCTCGTCTCTATGCCGGGCAGCGAGAGACTGACGAGACGCCGGATGAATTCTACGATCGTATCTGCGAGGACATTGCAGCGCGGCCGGCCGACTACTACCAGCGCGCCATCATCGTTCGCACTGGCGATGAGCTGTCACAGCTGCGCAATGACATTCTCCAGACGATTCACCTTGCGCGAGTCGCTGAGATGTTCGACGTCGCCCCGAGAAACCCAGATGCCTGCTTTCAATATGGCTCGCGTTGTTTTTTCTGGGACGCTTGTCTGGGTGCTGCTGATATAGCTGACACTCTACGTTTTCCGCGTCGCACTCGTACTGAGTCGACTGCGCAACTGCCCTGAGTTCGAGCGAAGGAGGCTCGTCCAGATGGCTTCTCCAATGCCACGTCCTATACCTGCGCCCAATGGCGCCGCGCCGGCAGCGCAATCTGCCAACCGCAACGCGCCGGCAGCGCGAGTCTCGAAACTCGGCGACGTCAAAAAAGGTCCGCTCGTCACGGCGAAAAGATTGGTGGTGTACGGAATCCGAGGAATCGGAAAAAGCAGTCTTGCCGCCGATGCGCCCGAGCCGATCTTTCTCGACCTCGGAAATGCGACCGAACATCTCAATGTCGCACGCTATCCACTGCCACCTGAGCCGTCCTATCGAGACATCCTCGACGCCATCAACGACCTACTGCTCAGCGAGCATCCGTACAAGACACTGGTCATCGAGGACCTCGGAGAGCTCGAGTCGCTCTTATGGCGGATGCTCATCACAGAGGCTCCAATGGGCCGTGACGGCGATAAGCCGACGACGATCGAGGGCTTCGGGTTCGGCAAGGGATATAATATTGCCGAGGCCGAGTGGCGAGTGCTCGTTCACTCCCTGGATCAACTGCGGCTGAAGAAAGGCATGAACGTGATCATGCTCGGCCACTCCGTGCTCACGACGGTTAAAAATCCGTCAGGCGAGAACTACGACAAGTACGTCCCATTGATCCATACCAAGGCTGTCGGCGTAATTGCAGCGAGCGCTGACGTGGTCGCGTTCGCGACGTTCGACGACGTCGCCAAAAGGATTCAGTCAGGGCCAGCCAAAAAGACTATCGGCGTCACCGGCAATCGAGTTCTCCACCTCGAGCACTCGGCGGCCTGGGATGCGAAGTGTCGGCTCCCTATGCCGGCGATGATCGACCTGCAGGAGATAAATCCATGGGCTCCCTTTGCCGAAGCAATCGAACGCCTGCACTCGATGTCCCCGAATGCTCTCCGCCAGCAAATAACGAAGGAACTCATCCGACTTGGAGAGAGCTTTACTCGAGCCGACGGAAAACCTGGGGACGCCGCAAAAGCACGTCAAGCCGTCTCCGAGGCTGGGGACGATATCGCGAAATTGTTCAAGTATCTGACTAGCCTCCAGCAAGCATCGCCACTCGCCACACAGGAGCAAGGCAATGAGTGACAGGGTCGCAACTCGTCCAGAGTGGACGAAGTCGGATAATGCCGAGTGTCTCTGGCTTGAAGACGATGTCACTCCGGGGCTGCCAGGTCACGAGGGACCTTATGCGGCTTGGGTGAGGCTTTTTGGCAGCATGCCAACAATTCCACATCTGGACAAATACGACGGAGGTGATTCGGATTACTTCCTGTATGAGCACGGCCGAATCATGATCCACTCGTTTCCTGGCAACAGCGAAATCCGTCTTCTCAAGGGAGCCAAGTAAATGACCACTCGAAATCTTACCCCGGAGGGCCGCTATCCCGGCGTCCTCCGAACCGTTCAGTTCGCAGATGCAAAAACTGGCACCACCCAGGCCGTTCTTGGGTTCGAATTCACCGACGAGTCTGGTCAGCCGACCAATCAATTCATGCCATATTTCGGCGCGCTCACCGACGCGGCAATCGATTTCACGGTCGAGGCCCTGCGAAACTGCGGCTGGGAGGGTGACGATCTGTCTGAGCTGCCGGCGCTCGTCGAGTCAGGCGCACTCTCTTCGCCGGTGCAGCTGGTCGTTGTGCACGAGGAATACAACGGCGAGTGGCGCGCAAAGATCAAATTCGTGAATCGTGCCGGCGGCGGAAAGCTTCGTCTCGAGCGAGAGCTGGACGACGCCGGACTAAAAAGCTTCGCCCAGCGGATGAAGTCGCGCGTGCGTGCGGCCGGTCGCGATCGCGTTCCGAGGTCGAGCGGTAACGGCCATGCGTCGAGCCCTAAACCGGGTATGCCACCGCAACGCGATACGCCTCCGCCGAACGACGACGATATCCCGTTCTGATTCTTCGGACAGAAAGTAATGGACCCATAAAAATGGGGGGGGATATGCGCGCTTTCCACAACGACCCTGCGATCAAAACAAAATACCTAGACCGTGTCCGCGCTCACCGCGCTGCTGACAACCTGATTCAAGGCACAGGGTGGGAGGACGGTAAGGGTTGCGCCGTAGGGTGCACCCTAGAGAGCTACGACCACGCGCGCTATCCGATCGAGCTCGGTGTGCCGGAGGTGTTGGCCTACCTAGAGGATGGTTTGTTTGAGCGCCTACCGCCGAGCCACGCACAGCTGTGGCCCGAGCGTTTTCTGACCTCGATCAACGTGGGTGCCGATCTCAGCGGTGTGTGGCCACAGTTTGCGGTTTGGCTGTTGTCGGATCCTGTGCACGGGGTGCTGCGGTACGCCGACGAGCGCACCAAACCGTTGATCGAAAAAATCTGTGCCCTGTACCGTGACGGAGGGACGGAGCAGGATTTCCGTGAGGCTGCACAGGCGGCGGATGCGGCGTGCGCGGCGGCGTGCGCGGCGTGCGCGGCGGAGGCGGTGGCGGCGGATGCGGCGCGGGCGGCGGCGGACGCTTGGACCCAAGCCGCCGCGGAAAAACTTCTCAATCTTTTGTCTGAGTCGGCGTGAGTAATTGGTGATTAGGAGTAAAAAAATGGGTGACATATTCCGACCATTCACGCGGTTTAAACTTGGCGACGTCGTCACCTGGGAGAATCCGGTCTCTCGGTCGATAAAGGTCGGCGCAGTCACTGAGGTTGTTCGAGCCTGGCACCCGACGACAGTCGGACTGCCGGCGATGCACGGTCGACCGACGACGATGGCGGTGCCACGGACTTCTCCGCGTAGAGGACACGAGTCCTACGTGGTGGACGTGATCGAGAATGGGGTCACACGGCGTTATTGGCCGCGTGTCTGCGGGCTGCGGAGGGCAGCCGAAGGCAGAGAGCGCGCCGTAGCGGAGATCGAATCTCGTCGGGAAAAAGCGGGATAGAGGGCAAATAGTGAGCGCGCTTGACCGAAAACTCGACCGAGTGCTAGCGGAGCTGGCTCAAATCAGGCGGGCCTTGGCCGCCCGGCCAGTCGACGAGGAACCAGCATGGCAAGAGATGGATCAGCAACAGTCCACGGGCCCTACGTCCACGGACGACAGTTCAGACTCAAGATACGCCGAGGAGGTCGCACGGTTAATCGCAGCTTTGCCACCCGCGAAGAGGCAGAAGAGTTCAGGCGCGAAGTCGAGAAGCAGGCGACGGGGCGTAGCGTGAGCGACGCGATCGAGGCCTACGCCAAGTACATGCAGGCTTCTGGCCTGAAGTCTACGAGCTGGCCGACGACGAGGCATCGACTGCGAGCTCTCCTCGGGGTGAGCCAAGCTTCTCTCGGTGGCCCACTGTCGGCGATCACGCCGGCCAAGGCGAAGTCACTTTACGAAGCGATGAAGTCGCGGCCAACGCGCCGTGGCATTCCGCCTGCCGCGGACACGTGCCGCAATGCACTCGCCGAAGCCGGAACGTTCGCGCGCTGGTGCGTCGAGAAAGGGTGGCTCAAGAAGGATCCGTTCGCCGGGATCAAGGACCGCTCGCGACGGAGGAAGGGAAAGCCCCAGCTCGGCGTGGACGAGGCTCGGTCGATGACAAATTTGTGCCTTCGGCGCGCAGAAGACGGCGACCGGTCCGCGATCGCCGCTCTTTGTGCCTTCTTGCTCGGACTCCGGGCCAGCGAGGTGTCCGATCGCCGGGTCCGAGACATCGACGATGGCGGACGAGTCTACGTGGTTCCGGAGGCCAAGTCGGACGACGGCAAGCGACGGATAGAGATCCCCGAGGTACTCCGCCCTCACCTCCTGGCACTCACACAGGGGCGACCGCCGACCGCTCCGCTGTTTCGCAAGGACGATGGCAATCCGGCGACGCGATACTGGGTCGCCTACCACGTGGAGAGACTGCGCAAGATGGCCGGAGTGCGGAGGGTGACACCGCACGGCCTGCGCGGCACGCACACCACCCTCGCCCGGGTGTCTGGCCAGAGTGCCCTGGCGGTCGCGGCCTCAGTCGGCCACTCGAGCTCCGCTGTGACAGACGCTCACTACGTGGACGGCCAGGCGCTCGCAGCGGCCGAACGCAATCAACTTCTGCGCGTTGTACGAGGTGGGAAATCATGAGGCGGTACTTGAACGTCGTTTCCTTGGGAACAGGTACGAGATCTAGGTGTTCCCAAATCGGTTTCGGCGATTTTCAGCAATCACATCAGGAGCATTATTTGTGAGTAAATACAAACCGTTGCCTTGGTGCGAAAGGGGGGACTCGAACCCCCACGGTGTTACCCACTGGAACCTGAATCCAATCGCGGACAATGATCTCGCTGAGTCACGAGAAAAACGTGTTCCCAATGATCTGAAGGTGCCGAGAATTATTGGCGTCTTTTGGGAAATGCCGGTCGTGGCACTTGTCGGGCTTGTCGCTCAATGCGTAGCGGCGCGCGTTGCTCGCCGAGCTGTCGGCCTTGTGTCTGCGCCGTTGGAGTGGCTGCCATGAGCGGCGGCGGCACCGTTGGGTGCGAGTGCCCATACTGTCAGACGAAGCGACGGAAGATCCTCGCCGGCAACGAGCCTCCACCCCCCCATCGGGGGGTCGACCTCGACCGACTCGAAGCGCTGATCAAGGCGATGGCGCCGGGGCCTTGGGAAGATCCGGACACCGGAGGTCCGCACGGGCACGTCTATCCGGCCGTCGTCCGCAACGCCGCAGACAGTGCCGGCATCGTCGCGCTCGTCAACGCAGCGCCGGAGCTGATACGGCTGGCGCGGATCGGCGCGGCGTACATGAAGGAGCCGTTCCCCGGGGCCGAACCGTCCGATGCCGACGTCGAGCGAGTGGCACGGTATCTCTGGGCCAGCCAGAGCATAAATACCCCCATGCCGCCGTGGGAGAGATTCTCGGAATTCTTCAAGGACGAATGGCGCCGAGTCGCCCGTGCCGCAATCTCCGCCGGACTGAAGCCGGAGCTCATCCCATGAGCACCGATCGCCTCGCCCTCATCGCCGCTACTGCCCGCAAGCAAGAGCCGGCCCCAGTGCGCCAAGTACCGCGACAGAGGCGCCCCAGCTCCCAGGCTCTGACTGCCGCCGGCATGTGCGTTCGCTGCTCGACCAGGCTTGGTGCAAACGAGAAACGACTTTGCTCGACCTGTCGCGATCGCAAAAACGCCCAGACCAGAGCCTGGAGAGCGAAGGTCGGCAAAGAGAAGCTGTCGGCCATGCGCAAGGAGTACGAGCAGGCGAGGAAAGCGGCTGGTCTCTGCCTCCGCTGCAATACAGCAGTCGTGCCTGAGCGCGTCTACTGCCGGCACCATCTCGAGTGGAATTCCACTAGCAAACGAAATGACCGTCGAGCAAGGAGGGTCCTCACTGGGACTGCGATAGGCCTGTGAAACGCTCGCCCCTGCTCCGCCGCACGCCGCTCAAAAGCAAACGGCCGGTCTCTCAACCGGCCGCTTACCCAGCCACCATAACGGTGACCTCGTGGGCCAGGCCCAAGACGAAGCCTAAACGACTTCCGGCCAAACGCGCAACACCTAGGCGCTCGGAGCGTGTCGCCGACCGGGCGTATCTGGACGCCGTCCACCGCCTGCCCTGCTGGGCCTATCTGACGATCGAGGAGCACATCTGCGCTGGCCCCATCGAAGCCGACCATGCCGGTGCGAGGCCCCTTGGGCGCAAGGCTGACGACAGCACGTGTATACCTCTCTGCCAGCTTGCTCACCGACAGAGAACGGACTGGACTGGACCTTGGAAGAAATGGGACAAGGCGGCGATGCGGCGATGGCTTCTGCGAGGGCAGACGTGGGCATGGACTGCACTGAGATACGTGCCAGGAAAGGCAATAAAATGAAAAAGGATGTTGTTTGCTCGTTTTGCGAACGGACTGCTGGAATGCGACTGATATGCGGTCCATCTGGTAATATTTGTGATGGATGCGTGGTTCGCGCAGGGCAAGTACTCGGTCTGTCGACAGCGATCATGGAAGATTACAAGGAATCTCTCGGTGAGCTGGCATGTGAAATAATACGACTGCGCTCCGAGGGATTTGAAATCAAAGAAATCGTTTCTTGCCTCAGGGACTTCTCATGAAGCCATATCTCGATCTCTTGCTTGACGTGCTGGCAAATGGCGAACTCCGCACCGA